GTAGCACGTGTGCGACAATGTGAGCCCCTCGAAGCAAACGAGGGAGAGGCGCGCTCAAGGGGGGTAGTTTTTGAAAAAAGGGGGGTATAAATATTAAGTCTTAATAATAAAGGAAGAAAAAAAAATAGAAAGGAATAAATAAAAAAAAGGAATAGGAATGAATATAAGAGGATATAAAGGATTGGGGTATGGTTGGATAACAGGAAGGAACCAAAGAGGTCTACAGGGGGAAAGAAATAGGTCTTAATGCCGAGTACCAATCGTTGACCCGTATCAGGAAGGAAAGAACAAAGTCCGCAACCTATTTGCGTAAAAAAGAAAGTCCACTTTTTACAGAAAAGTTGGTACTGTATGGATTGTGTACCGAAGAGTGTTACGGTAACAGTAAACGGTAACAGGGTAAAGGAGGCTCTCAGGGAAAGGAAAAGGGGTAAATGGGGTACAAGTACCCCTTAAACAAAAAAAGAGCCCCTCAGGGCTCCATTTTCGTGTTTTTGAGGTTAATCCGTCAGTTCGATGTTGAATTGATTCATAACCGTTTCAAACTTGTAGCGGTGAACAAAATCATAACCACTGAATTCCCTGTCAAACTCATTTTCAATAAGTTCCTTCCAATTTTTATCACCGTGATGACCCCAAGAGGAAACTTTTTTGAGCATTTGTAATTTGGTTTTGACCCAAGAGAAGTGATGCATAATTACCAATCCATTATACTCTTCATTTTCGATGCTTGGGATATTGTACAATTTGTAACTCCATCTTTCTAACGGTGTGAAGAACAAATTTTCGGTCAATAAACTACGATGAGCAAGTAAACCGCAAATTTCATCTCTTTTCGCCCTATAAATAGGTTCTCTGAAATACCAATGACACTTGAAATTTATCAAGGAATTGTATTTTAAATCGGCCTCTTGCAAATAATTGTACATCAAATTGCCGTCAGGTATTTCATCCGCATCTAAAAACAATACGAACTCGCTGTGACTCAATTCAAGACCTTTATATCGCGCATAATTGTGATGATACTTGATATCATTGTTGGGTAAATAATCAAAAATATGATGCGTTACTCCCAAATGGCTCAAATCTTCAAGTTGATTGTCTATTTGACCGTTAAAATAATGAGAGCAAGAAATAATCACTATTTCATCAGAAAATATTTGACATTGCTCAATAAGAGGCTTAATAAAGCACTTATCGTTACTGCAATATGAAATAACTACACTAATCATATATTCTAACCCAACCCCCTTGCAAACAAGCAAATGTTTTCATTTGATGGTAATTGATTATCGTGATTAACAAAGTCCAAATAATGATTACCAATTAAAATATTCATATCAATCTGATTATAAATTATCGACGCGCAGGATTGGTCGTGTCGATGACCATTACATCTGACATCTTGACTTTCTGTTTGATTTATATTGCTGACTTTGCCATTAAAAATACCGTTTAGCATAGATTCTTTCCAAGCGTCATAAAAAAAATTGCTTTTTTGATGTGTAAAATCCAAAGCAAAGAACTTGGTATCCAACATAGTCATATTCATTGTTTCGTCGCGTGTTAAATTGAAATAATTCAAAGCCCTGTCATTAGTCCAATTTCCAACTTTGAATCCTGAATCCATAAAAACATATCCATATTTATCAAGGGCTTCAAATATTGGTCCCAAGTCCCTTACCACAAAAACAGAGCAATCTAACCATATAATTTGATTATATCCCATCGATAATAAATGTTCAAAACAATAAACTTTAAATGCGTGTGAGTTATCTGCGTGCAAGGGTGCATTGACTTGACTTTCCGACTTGTACACGAAAAAATCTTCTTTACAATGACGCTGAAGGCTATTTTTTAAACGAATTCTACCTTTGGTATAAAATCTACCATCTTTTCTTTTATCCGTGCCCAATGTGATTACAGCCCTTTTCATAATATTTTTTTTTTTACATAAATGACATTTTCAGGATTTTTCAAGAACATAGCCATCCCGTATTTAATACATTCTGTATTTATTTGTTCTAAAAGTTCAAAATCGCTATTCCATTCAATACACAAGCATTCGCACCCCAATTGGTTTAAATCCATTTGACGAAGAAGATTTAAGTCAAAACCTTCGCAGTCAATACTGATAAAATCATATTTCAGGTGATTTTGACTACGAAAGTCAAACCAAGTTATAAAATCGGCTTCGACCTCAATAAAAGGCACATCCTGTTTCCATTTTTCAATTTCTTCTTTGTCCAATGATGAATATAATGCCACATCTTTACCATCCCTGTAAGCACCGCTTTCGTAAAAAGTTTGAGTTCCATTAAACATTGCAAATCCAAAATTGTGTAAACTAATATTCGGTTTATTTGAATGTAATTTTTCAAGAAGAGTAAAGGCCCTCTTGCTTGGTTCGATAAGGGTACATTTCCATCCATTTTCAGCAAATAAAAGACTATTAGAGAATGTTTTGCCATCATTTGCTCCAATTTCTATCATTGTTCCAATACCTAATTTTTCAGGGTATTGGTTTTTGAAATAATTAAAAATTATTTCATCTTCATTATTTTGTGAGTACATATTTAATTATTTATGTGAAACGTATTTATAGTGATACAAGCAACCTTTAATCCTTGCTTCATTTTTACAAAAAGGCAATACTCTTTTACTGTATTCCCTGTCTTCTCCGTATGTGATATCAGGGAATTTTGCTCTTAAAGCGTGCTCTCTTCTTATTGGGCTAATATGGTTTGGTGTTCTAAAATATTTGTTGTTTTCTTCATACCAATCTTTGCATTCAATACTTATCAACCAATCTTTTTGTTTCTCACCATCTGTGGTTATAATACCTTCAATGCCAATACAATCAACATATGGATGCTTCAGTATTGTGAAAAAAATCTTCTCCACGTAGTCATCAGAAACATCATCATCATCATCCACAAAAACAATGAATTTGCCGCGAGACATTTCTAAAAGAGCATTCCTCTTAGCCCCTGTCGTTAGGACATTGTTATTATGGGAACAAATTTCCACTTCGTTACAAAATACTCCCAAATCAAAACATTGATTATTCAATTTAGCCTTAATAGAATCAAACATTTCTTTCCTGTCGGGCATCGTACAAATCAGTATGCTCAAAGTTATCATAAGAATTTTTCCCTTTTAAACCTGAATACAACTTCTTCTTCATTGATGTAGAAATCTGCATCATACCTATCCAAGAACAAAGATTTACCTTGGTCCCAAGTTGAATCATTCTTTACAGCAATTTCATCTTTTTCCATAAGTCCTATGGTATGGTGATTGTGTTTAAAAACCTTATTAGTAAAATGCTGTAAGTCAATTATTTTGCCCAACATTTTTGCAACTACCGTCATTTCAGTATCACACCATAAGTGCTTATACTCAGGATAGTAAATGTATCCGAAACGGTTGTAATACTCTCTATCTAAAATCGGCAAAGTGATAAGCCAATTGTTACCCAAATAACCGTCATTGGTTTTCACGATAAAATCGTGTTTCCCGTTAAGGTTCTCGTGCAAAAACTGATTCCAACCAAAGAACGCATCGAAATCATCGCTGACAACTACAAAAAGGTCTCCTTTTGCATTTTTGGCGGCTACGTTAACTGCATCAATTGCACTTCTGTTGGTATTGTATTGAAATCTAACATCTTTGGCATTCCTGAATTCCCAATTGTACTGTTGCAAAGTAGGGTCATCATTGTCTACGGACAAGATATATTCAACCTCAGGAGGATTCACAGCGTTTGTCATCCACTTCTTGTAAGTCTCAAACGCCATTAATGGTCTTTGACGACTTGGGTGAATAATCGATATTGGTTTATTTTTCATATGTGTTCAGTAAGATTTGTTCTATCTGTTGGGAATATTCGCGCCTTACGGCCTCTTCTTTGTTTGTAAGTGGGATTCCTTTTTTGATTTGAAAAGCAATCATTATTAAATATTTATTATCAATATAACCTGTATTAATAAAAATATTCCAAGAATATGAATTAATTATTCCCTCAGCCATATATAATTAATTGTTTATTTTCAGCGTCATAATGAAACCCATTTCCGCACCCATACATCACTATTTCTTCTTTTTGGGTCAAAATTCCACTTTCTCCTAAAATTTTTAAAGAATTAACTTGAAAGGTAAAACTCATAAATAATCCGTTAACGGAAATCATTTCTGCCAACATATGAGTTGTTTTACATTGTTCGCAGAAAAAAATATTTCCAAAAATAAATGTACAAGACCATTTATTTGCCAAGTCATAAATCACAACTCCATTCTCTTCAATGACTTCAGACTCTTTGACAACAAAATTTCTCGTTTCAAAAAGCGTCGCAAAATTTTCCAATGTGATGGTAGATTCGGATTCCATAATGGCAAAAGAAATTATTTTCCCCAATAAGATAACACTCAATTTTTCCACAAATTGATGGTTCTTAAATGACCATCTCCGTGATATAAAACGAAAGATTTAAAACCAAAATTTTGACATTTTTGAATAAAATTTTCTTGAAAAATATCGAATTCAGGGGTGTGAGAATGGAACTCCGCTGCTATACATACTAAACGCTGTAAAGCCGCGTCAGGCAAGGCCCCAAGTACCATTTCCTCTGCGCCTTCTATGTCAATTTTGAGGAAGTCCACATCGCCCCAAATTTTATCGCAAAAAATCGCGCGTATGTCAATGAGGGCGCAAGTTTCAGAATGAACCACATTTGCCAAAAACGGGTTAATTTTTGAGATTTGGCCACCACCGTTATGAGTATAATCTGTATGAATTTGAAAAGTGGTACTTTCAGATTTGTCCGAAACACCCAATTTGAATGTTTCAATAACATCGGGAGCAAACTGCGCATTTAATTCAAGACACCTATATGTGGGTGTCATTGGTTCAAAACAATATACTTTTTGCGCACCTCGTAAAACAGCGGCCCTCGCAAATGCTCCAATATTTGCTCCTATATCAAGGACTTTCATTCCTGAATCTATTCGGCAACCGTATCGTAAGTAATCACATCCCGTCGCATCAAATTGGGAATATGAAAAATTCTCGTGATAGAGATAGTTGTAAGAATCAAATTGTCCACTGTGATATTTTTCAACTGTGAAGTCTTTATCCTCTTCTTTTAAGTTTCTAAGTTGTAAGTGCCCTTCAGGGGTTAATGTTACAAAGTCGCCTTCTTGTAAGTTCCAAGGAGCAAATTGCTTTAAATATATCTTGTTCTTCATATGTGATAAATCCATCCCTTTTTAAATATTTCTTTCAAAACCTGTTCCGCTGATATTTCTGAACTACAGCAAAACTCTTTTTCAGTTCCCTGATGCTTTGGGCACCAATACCAATCACCCCTGTTAAAACTTATGCCATCGGTGGTCCAACAATGCCGACAATCCGAATTGCTTTCAATCCTTATGTGATTTTCGTTTGTGGGTCCAAATTCGTTTATGTCTTCTGCCCAAGGTGCAATCATAACAGTTTTTTTACCCATAGCCTTTGCCACCCAACTTAAACCACTTGATAAACCGATGTAGAATTCGCTGTGAGCGATTATATTCAAAACTTCGTCAAATGGTAAGCCAACTTTAATTACAGCGTGTTTGGGAGGCTCGTTCCAATTTGGGTCGACTCCAAAACCAAATTCTTTATCCACCATAACAGGAGTGACATCTATTTTACGCAACATATGACATAACTCGGCCCATCGTAATGAATATCTATTGTCCTTACGGTTTCCTGAATTCCAATATTTTATTTGGGCTGTGGAATGGATACTAAAAGAAACGTATTTGTTTTGAATTGGACGATTCATTTCAGGGTACCAAATCTTTGGGTCAATGAAATCCCATTTGAATTCTGATTTAGGACATCCATTACCAAATAGTTGATAAGCAAAGCCCGCTTGAACGGGCATATCAAACAGGTAATCTAAGTATATGTCGGCATTTATATCATCCACAAAATTTATTGTGGGATAAACGGGCTGCAGATATTTAATGAGCCAATGAGCACAGGAAAAATTCACAATGTCAAAAGGGCTGAATGCTTGATACTTTTCTACCACTGCTACACAGGCTAAAGTATCACCAAGAGCGTGAGTGTTACATTTTATGTTTTGGTATATCATTGGAAATAATGGCAAATTATACATTTTTGCCTTTTTGATGTTACGAAGATATACACAACACTTTAAGTAAACAAAAAACCCCCTGAAAACGGGGGTTAACTAAACATATGTTTACATTTTACCATTTCGCATAAGTATATGCTTATCGATTGACCATAACCATTTAAATAGTTTTTTCATTTAATCTCCTTTGAAAATTTCTTTGTTATCATCACCAAAATTACGTGACTCTCGATGTTCATCAAAAGTTCGTTCTTTGAATTTTTGAATTACTACTCTAATCGCTTCGGTTATTTCTGAGGGTTTTGGTGGGGGAATTCCGTCACCTCGCCTCCAATCATTGTAATAAGCCAAAGTAATGATGGCTTCTTTCTCGGACATTGGTCGTGGGTTGTTTTTCATTCTTCATCCCCTCCAAAATTGGTTTTGGCATAATTGACTTCAATCGATTGAATTTCAGATGATATTTTCTCAATCATTTTAATCAACTCTCCTGTTGAATATTTGATTGCCGTGCCGTTGTCGTTGTCATCAATTTCAATTTCGGTGTCTTTGTGTTTAATCTTAATTTTCATTTAGCAAATCCTTTTTTGACTTTCGACGTTTAATTTTTCTTTCTTCTTGATACTCTTGATTTCTCAATTTTTTGCTTTTTGCTTTATTTTCAACAGTGTCTTGGGCCCTCAAATAAACCAAAAGGGCCCAATATATATCACCGTTTATGTTCATCAATAATTAATAAATTGCCCCCTGTATTTTTTGTAATTCCTGTTGGTGCAAATCAATATTGCTATTGACTTCATACAGAACTACAACCAATCCACTACCTTTAATTTCAACGGATACATTTAAATTAGGGAACGAAGTCATATCGAACCAAAGGCTAATCCAACTTCCTTTTTCATTTTCAATCGCATTAAGTTCATAACCATCTCCTTCATAATATGGGGAACTGAAATATTCATATTTCTCCCCTATGACACCATATTTTGTTTGAAGTAATTCAACCATTGTTTCATATTTGGTTTTTGCAGATTGCCAAGAGACTCCTCCATCATAAAAAATGCTCACCTTTCTGACCTTTTTTGAAGTTATCGTGTGATACACGGTCAGGGTAACATTGTCATTAGCAAGTTTTCCTTTAAGGGATGTGTAACCCTTTTCAGTCTTATCGATGACGAAACCTTTGGCAACGAGCGCATTAACAACATAGTTTTTATGTTGGTTTAATTCAATCCCGTAGAATGTTTGAGATTTTAATTCTTTCGGGGCGTAAAAGAAAGTGAATGCAATTAGGATGCATTGAACAACTGATAATTTGAGATTTTTCATATTTTATTTTATTTTGATTTGATTGACGTATTCAGGCAAAAGTTTGCGGAATGAGTATGACTGAACGAACTCTTTAAACATTTGCTCAAAAAACTCATACTGCTTGATTTTGTGCGAACGGAGAAGTGCAACAAAGTTTTCACCTAAATCTATAGGGTAATGGAATGCAAAAGATACTGTTTCGCGTTGCGTATTTTTTATACGTTCTGATTGTTTTATGCGGTCAAGAATCATATTCCTGTAACGCGGGCGGTCAAGTGCAATTAACATCATTGCTCGACACACTTCGGTAAGATTGAAACCTGATTCTTTGAGTTGTCGTGAAAACATTTTACCAATTGCAGGGTCTATATAAAGTTGAGTTCCCTTTTTGTTAATCCTGACTTTTTTGATGACTGATGGGTCAGGTTGAGATTCTTCCTGTGTGGATTCCGAAGATTCCTCTAATGTATTTTGACAATTGGCTTCTGCTGTGAGTTGAACATTCAAAATTGAATTGTTTGCCTGAAGTTGCTTAATTTCGGTCCTGAGCATAATGTTTTCTTCAATCAATTGACGATTGTAAATCATCATTTCCCTAATAATCATAGGGGTTTCAGAATTCAAAGGTTCAGTTTCGTGATGGTTAATCCCAAATAAGGGGGATTTTCTGATTGGATGTTCCATAGTTTTGTTCATTGTGTGTTATCTATTTGTGATTTCTATGCAATATTAAATAGGCTAATCGATTTGTGCAATGATGTTGATAAAAAATCTAATTGAATATTTGCAAATGGACCAAAATGTTTGTGAATGGTTGAAATGCATTTAGATTTTGATGATTGAACATAGAAAAAGTAAACTATTGGTTTTGAAAAATGTATTAGTGTAATGGATGATGTAATGCTATTTGTAATACAATATGTTAATATAATCAGCAAGATATGATATTATTATGTAACGATGTATGTAACGGTCTTGGTAACGGTACAAAAAAGTTTACATTCAAGATAAATGTGCATAAACAAGAATTGTACTTTTGAAAAACTTAGCGTAAAATTGCACTTATGGAAAATTCAACCTACGAAGAAATTTACAACATTGTAGAATTTGCAATTGATGATGCTATTGTCGCTTACGATATTGACGAAAGACCAATTATGGATAAGGCGAAATTACACGACGTGATAACTGAAATAATTCAGAAACGCGAAAAAGCCCTGAGAAAGAGGTTGAACAAGCAAATAAATGAAAGTGTAAAAAATATTTTGGAAAATAATTGACTTATTTCCTAAAATAATTATTTTTGCCCTCACAACGATAACAACAATGAGCATAATTGAGCCTTTTCCTGAAGGTTTTGACCAACAGGACCATTACGAAAAAATGTTTCACACGGATGACGAAGAGCAATTTTGTCACTGTGACATTAGTGAAGAATCACAGAATGAAGACGGTATTTGTGGTGTTTGCGGATTTAAATACGAATAAATACGAATAAATACATATATGGAAACAATAACAACACAAACATTTTTACCAATCGTTGTCGGTCTTCTTTTGTTAATTGGACTGATTCGATTTCTTGCACAAAAGACTCAAAAGGACTATTTGTATGAGCACTATGATTCCGATTACGACCCTGAAAAAGAATTAGGTATTGGAGCCTTTCAAAAACCGATTGAGCACAAAAACCAAAATTTAATCGTTTTGAAACACTTGGAAAACGGACTTATTGCGGATGACAAATTTGCCAAACAACACGGTATAAAAAAGTTGTCTGCTGTTGTGTCAACATTGAAAAAAAGAGGTCATAGTATTGATTACTTGAAAGAAGGAAGCGTTAAAGGATACGTTTTGAAAAAATAAAAAATGGCAATTACCAAATTAGCAAAATTGCTTATCCTGAAAGGGATGACGCAACAGGAATTATACAACCTTGTTCAGCAAAAAACGGGCAGGGCAATACAATTGTATCGCATTAGTACAATGGTGAACGGTAAACTTACTGATTACAAGGTGAGCACTGCAAGGACTTTGGCAAAAGCATTAGAGGTGTCCACAGATGAAATAATTGAGGATAGTTTTGAAAATTAAAGACTTTTTTAAAAGGGTAGTAAGTAAAGGTGAGCACTATATGTTGGTGTGGGTCATTGTATTTGCAAATCTTGATGAGTCAATTTCGCTATCTACTATCAGTCAAAAAGTAGGAATTTCCAAAACGCACGTATTCAGGATTATTAATTGGGGTATGGAAGTATTGAAAGAGTTGGGAGTGGAATGTCAATATGTGAGCGATACATTTGGATTTACAGTGAGCGTTGGAAAAGCAGCGGTGAAATCAAATGAAATTATAAAAATCGCAGAAAAGTCGCAATCAATGCCGATACCAAAAAACAACGAAATGATTACTCAAATCATCCTGTACCTAAATGAAAAAGCGAATAAGAATTACTCAGTAGAAGCAAAAGAGGCCAAAAGGTGTATTAATGCTCGCATCGCTGAGGGGTATTCTTTAAACGACTTTAAAAAAGTCATTGACATCAAAATAAGCAAGTGGTTTAACACACCACAGGAAGACTATTTAAGACCCATAACTTTATTCGGAACCAAATTTAATTCGTATTTAAATGAAAGACCACAACACGAACAAATCACTCAGCAAAGTAACATCGCAAGAACAATCGCTGTCGCTAACAAAGTCGCAAGCGAACTTAGCGGTATGGACTCGGAATAGTGTTGAAAAAGAAGTTGTTCTCGCGGCTTATGACAAGCAACTTGGTAATTATACCACAGCGGAAGACATAACCAAATTGATTGGTATGGTCACGAAGTGGCGAATTATGTTGGGCTTGAGTAAAGAGATGAGTGAAGAAGAACTGAAAATCAATGTGCAGTTCATTAAATCAAACTATCAAAAATTCACCTTGAAGGATATTGACATCGCAATCAATTGGTCCTTACAGGGAAAACTTGGGGTTACCGTTGAGCCTTACGGTGCATTTTCTCCGCTGTATATCAGCAGGATTCTGAATGCCTATGGTGCTAAAGCAGAAGATATGATAAATGAGATTATGCAAAGGCGAAAAATGGAAGCGCGTTTGCAAGCGTCAGAAAAAACTGTTTTGACCTACGAGGAAACGATAAAACAACGAAGAAATTATGTGGTGTGGTTTATCAATAAAATCAAAACAGAGAATAAGTACCTTGGAGACTTTGACAACATTATGTGGGATTTTGTCACCAAATACAACCTGATTAAAGTCAGTGAAAAATGGACTGAAGAGGCAAGCGAATTTGCTGATGGTGAAATTTTACGTGAAAATATGGATGAGGGATATGCGAAATTTTACGATAAATTACAGTTTAACGATAAAAAAATCGAGATGAAGAAACGTCGTGAAATGTATGGCCGATATTACCTCTTAAAGAAATTTTGTGCAACAATTGAAAATCCCGAGGAGTGGATTTCCAAATACGAAGACAGTATGTTAATAGCACCCCCTAAAAGCAAATAGAATGGAAGAATTTAGCACCCTTTGTTTGGGTATCCCGACAATTAATCAAGCGGAACTTTTGAATAAAGCCCTTGAAACTTATAAGGATACTTTCTACGGTAGACACATATTTGTCGTAGATAATGGAAACCAAGAAATAAACAGGGTTTCTCAGTCGATGAAAATTATGGTTCAAAAGCAAAATTTGGGCGTGGCGGCTTCGTGGAATTTAATGTGCAGAATGGCATTTTCATCAGGCTACACCCATATTGCAATAATGAACGATGACATCGTTTGCGAAAAATACGCGGATGACCTTGAAGACTTTATCGATATTACAGGAGCGGGAATTTACACAGGGTACAAAAACTTTAGTGTGTTCATCATTTCATACGAAACATACAAGTTTATTGGTCCATTTGATGAGGATTTCATCGGTGCTTACTTTGAAGATAGTGATTACCTATACAGGTGTAAATTGAAAGGCGTATTCATCGAACAAACGGAATTGTTGAATCCTGAAATGTACCATCAGTCTATGAGTATTCGTAAAGACCCAAACTTGAATAAAAACTTTGAGGAAAACAAAGCGCGATATATCAAAAAGTGGGGCGGTGTTCCAACTGAAGAAAAATATTTAACCCCTTATAACCAATAATATGAAAAATCAAGAAAATGAAATGAAACCTACAATATTTGATTGGATGGTCAAATTATTTGAGTTCCCTGCAGTCATCCTCATTGCAATTATTTGGTTCGCCAAATTTATGTATGAAGCGAAAAAAAGGCAATTCGAAAATGAGGATTACAGTAATGCAATTTTGAGAGTTTGGAAAGAAAACGTCGATTACGCGAATTTTTTCTTGTTCTTATGGAAAATGCCCGTGACAATTCTTTTTTGGTCATCACTCATTTGTTTTATGATATTTTTATGAAATTCAGAGACCCTCAAATTTACGCGGTAGAAATACACTCCAAAGACCCGAGCAGAAAAGTCAGTGCACCATTTGAATATTTGTACGAATATTCCCTGAAAGATGGTTGGTATAACGGAAGTAAACAGCCCGAGTTTGCTAAGAAATTAACACTCTCAGAAGCAAGTATGTTTATTTCATCATTTTCTAAAATGTATCCTGAATTTTTTCATATAACATTGATAAAATCATACAACGTGCCTATAGAATTAGGTAAAAACAATACAATAATTTTAGAATCATCGATGAATTCAATGCAATAAATAAAAACCAAAAAATATTTTAGAAAATATAATTATGAGCGAAGAAAAAAAAGCCCCCGCACCAATTCAAATTTCTCACACCTACACTCTTGCTGATTATAACGTAGTTAAAAAGGCAAAACTGATACTGAAAGACGGCCATATGGTCAAGTGTCATAAATGTGGCCCTCAGTTGGTGCCAAATAATCAATTGGGAACGTTGGCACCCCTGTATGAGCATTGTTCAACACATTGTTCGCGAGCATTGATTGGTGTTGAAAACGATAAGGTAGTTTATATCCAAACTTGTGAAGTTCAGAATCAGAAATTCATCATTGATAATGCGAATGCTTCAACTGAGAAACAAAGCAATTTGATTGTAAATCGATGAAAAGAGTTTTAGCATATATGGACTTTGATAGTCCCACGGGTTTTGGAAATGTATCTAAGAATCTTTTCGAAAGGTTGACACCATTCTTTGAAAAAAATCAAATCCAAGTAGACGTGTGTGCTACGAATTATGGGAACAAAGAAACGTATCAATTTCACAAAACTGTTACAGTCTACAACGCGAAAAATTTTGCTAAGGACCTCAGAGATAAATGGTATCGTGATGGTTTTCTGAAGTTGCTTCAAAGCAAACCTTACGACCTTGTATGGATGATGAATGATTTACCCGTAATCAATTCATTTATGTCAGTGATGCCACGAATAAGGGAAACTAAAGCCAAATTAATGCATCCTGATTTTAAACTTCTGTTGTACACGCCAATTGATAGCCCCCCTGACGTATCTTGGTTGAAATCGGCTAAAGAGATAGACCAAATTGTCACTTACACCCAATATGGATTCAGTGAAATTCAAAATATCAAACGATTGAAAAACCTTTTGGTCGTACCCCACGGTTTTGACACAAAGAATTTTTTTGAACAATCAGGTAAAAAGCAAGAATGTCGAAAACGAGCGGGCATCCCTCAGGATAAATTCGTAATTGGCACAGTCAACAAAAATCAGCCAAGAAAAGATATGGCTAATGCTTTAATTGCCTTTTCTGAATTTAAGAATGCTTTACCCAAAGACAATAATGCATTTTTGTATTTGCACACATATTTTGATGACCCAACAGGAGTTAATCTACGTTCAGTGGGTGACAGGTTAGGGCTTGTTTGGGACAAAGATTATTCAATGCCGATGCACAAAAAATACACCGATGGGGCGTACACTCTTGAAGATATGAATGATGTTTACAATTCATTCGATGTTTTTTTGACCACCTCCACGGCTGAAGGATGGGGTTTGACTCTGACTGAGGCCATCTGCTGCAAATTGCCTGTGATTTATGGTGCTCACACATCATTAAAAGAAATTGCGGGTACCCTTACAACGGGCAAGTGCGACCAATTGATAAAAACTGTACAAAATAATGATGGCAACGCAATACGGTACAAATTAAATCCCGTACAAATTGCTAATCGGATGTTGAGTTTTTATAAAAGATATGAAGCATCACAAACCAATATAGAGGCCGATGAGTGTGATAAAATTATCAAAAAGTACAATTGGGATACCATAGCAATTAAGTGGTCGGAAATTATTGCTAAATTGCTTAAATGAAATGGGAAGACTACCTGACCGTCTTATTGGTGATGTCAAATACAGTTTGGTATTTTTTATTCAAAGTGGTTCGGAAGGTTGCTGAATCAAGACGGGACATTATTAATCAACTTTTAGAGGAAAAGAAAAGGGCGTAACATTCCGCTACGCCCACTCCTCAGCCGAGTTTGTTCAGACAAACTTGATACAAGTCGTTAATTAACGATTCTTGTAAACCAAGTAAGCGAGCAAAGCAATGGTGATGGTGTTGTGAACATTCACTCCACCCAACCAATTGGGGCTTTTGATGTCGAAAATTCCATTCATAGTTTTTTTGTCATAAATTTGACTCTACAAATATCAATTACAAATTCATTGAATCTGTAAAATTGTTAATTGTAGTAAAATAAAATTAATTATTTTACTGCAAAAGTTTAATAATCAATAACTTACAACCGTTCAATAATGGATAAATGATATTAAAAGAAACTTAAAAACACTTTAATACACCCAATTTACATCATTATGAGAAATGGACCTAAGTCTTTGTCACAAACACCCGCACCAAAAAAGGAACAAATACGGGGTAGTAAAATTAATCGTTCAGGAAGTGCTTCAAGTAAAGCAAGTGCAAAATCAATTCAATTTAGCGAAGCCCTTGACAAGACAGTTCGGGCCAAAGTGTCATCACACAATTTGAAATACCCGAACAAAAAAATCACTGTGCCTACAGCGAAAGCGGTAGTAAGGAGGGGTATGGGCGCATATTCAACATCACATAGACCTACTATTAGTGGAGGGGCTCCAAATTCAAGAACTGCGTGGGGTCTTGCAAGGCTAAATAAGTTTATGGAAAAGAAAGTCGGGAAGCCTGTCAAACGCGCTTATATCCAAGATGATGATTTACTTTGATATAGATATGGCTATATGTTTGAATTACAAGAAAAATACACCAAATTTGTATTAATATGTCATTTAAAGACGTTTTAAATAAAAATTATGCGCACACTCAAAATTCGGTGAAAAAATACGAAGTGGGTGGTAAAGTAGTAACCAAAGAAGGTGCTACTAATGATGCAAAGAAAGGAGGTTATTTTGATGGTAGGCCCCACTCCAAAGGTGGCATAAAAGCCGTTAACATCGATAATAATCAACCGATAGAAGTCGAAGGTGGCGAAGTCGTTATCACAAAACGCGCAGTTGCTGACGACACGAAAAAAGAATTTGAAGGCAAGATGATGACCAACAAACAAATCTTGTCAAAAATAAATGAATCAGGTGGTGGAGTTTCTTTTGAAAAAGGTGGACAAGTCAAATCAGACGATTCATCATTTTCTAACGGTGGTAAGTTGGATGAAGATGAATACTATATTTCGGATGAAGATTTGAATTTTGAAATTGACGAAAAAGAGTTTGCGGATGGTGGTGTTACTCCTACAAAGAACGAAATTGAAACACTCATTATTCGAATAGCCGATATTCAAAATCCCGAAAAACTGAGTAACAAAGGTGTTACCAAAAAGTATCTTGGAACTTATGAGCAAATTTTTGAAATGGTAGTTTCCGCTGAGGATGTGGACGAAAAGTTTGAATCATTCGGTCAAAACGAAAAAGGCAAAGACTTTAACTATTTCACTATTACGTTGACGAATCCTGTTGTAAGATTTGATACAGACCAAGAAGGGGTAGAATTTTTTAAGAATTTGTTTGGTGTAGACTATGTGAAGGTAATTTATAAAAACGCGCTTAGTACTCAAGAAGTAAAGATTTTAGATATCGTGAATTTAAAAAATTTGCAAAATGAATTTGCAGATTTGGAAGAATTACAAGATGCTTTAGTTCAAAAGAAAACTGTTTTAATGGATGCATTTACCAAGACAGATTTGAAAAATGCTCTTAAAAAATTGAATGGTGGCACTGATGGTAAGGGTATTTACTATTTAAGTAATACTAAAGGTTACAGTGGTACACGTAAAAAGGAATATTATGGGATTACACAAGAGGGTATTGACTATTTAAAAAATCTTTCTTTGTCAAACTCCAATACGCCTACGGCAGATGAAAATCAAGAACTCCCAAGTACTGTAGAGTTCCCATATTTTGCTCCCGATGCGGTAAAAGAGTATAATCCTGAAGCCCTGACTGTTGAGAAAAGGCGTATTGATAATTTAATTTTAAGCCAAGAGTTTGAAAACAAAATTGAAAAAAAGAAAAAAATTGTTAATGCTGCTACCGAAATATTAAAAGACATACCTGTTGAAAACGTATTAGAAAGGGTAGAATTATCTTTGTTGAGGGATGCTGAAGAAAAGGAATTGCAATTATTGGAAAATCCAACATTGCAAAAAGTTAAAAAAGAATTTTCTCTCCGTTTTTACAGCGGTAACATTTTGGAAGACTTAATACAAGCAGGTCAAATTGAACAAACAAATCTTGTCAATTTTAGGCCAAATGAAGCAAATTTGCGCTCCAAATACAATGCATTAATGCTATATATTATAGATTATCCAACCTCTTACGTTGCACATTGGATTGAGAATTTTTTTGGTAAATTTATGCTGTATAGCGATTCTTACAATTTTGATTATGCGAGTTTGAGTAATTTTTCAAACATACCTCCAACGATAAGCAAAGTAGGTAGGCTTTTGAATTTAAATAACAAAAAAGTGATGTATGTTCCTGAATTAGTTTTTCAAGGATTATCACAGCCATATGACAGGGTAGGGTTCGAAGTTTTTCCTATTTCGTACTATGCAACGAATTGGGATTATGCTGATTGGTTTGCAACTACCAAAGGACAAAAATTAAACACGAGGGGCGTTATTCTTCCGTGTTTTTTAAATATTCGAAGGGCTTTGGAATTAAGTTTCTTTTCCATCCAAAAAGTTAGCCCTACACAATTTTTCGATGCCGTTTATTTACAAACAGGTTTGACACCTGAAGAGTTGAAAGTAAATCCTGCCTTTTTATCACCCAACACACCTGATATGGAAGTTTGGGTTTACATAAGGAGTAATACAGAAATGTTAAAAATCTTGAAAGAATCAAAAATTGTGGATGGTATTCATATGTATGAAAATAACCCCGCAGTGGATGAAAATGACGCAGCATATATGACCGAAGTTTGGGTGACTTTTTATCCTGAACAAACTAAAGTGGCTCCATTGTTTCAATATGCAGATGTGATTTATGGTGCTCGTAAAGAAGTAGACCGAGGATGGTTTACTAAGTCGCAATTTTTAAAAAGTGGAGGTACGATATGAACATCGGTCAAATATATAAATTTGGAGGAGTCAATTTAAGTGGACTAAGCGCGGCTAAACTTAATGGTAAAACAATAAATAATGTCGAAATTGATGGTAACTATATCCAATCAATTTATTGGGCTAATGATTATTTCTATGGCCTTCCAAGCGAAAACAAAATACCAATATTGATACAGTTATCTAAGAATGATTACAGTAAGATTTTTTTGGTTGGATTTTTTAAACACCAATTTTTTGATGAAATTTCTTCTACTGACGAAACTGTCAATTTCGAAATAAAAATGAATCCTGTTGTGATTCGGAACTCATATGGTTTTTATTATGAAGAAGAGGCTTATGATTTCTTTATGGACCTGAATGAGCGATATCAACAACAGCAAACAGGTAATCCACCACCACAGGAGCAAGAACAAAAAATGTTATTGGCTCGATTTGATATCAACTCAGACAATTATTTGTATGTGTATGAATCAGAAATGACACCTGATTCGAGTGGTAATTTTACGGGAGAATACGTTACTACACTTGATTTAAGACAGGCAAAACTTAATCAATCAACTGCGTTAGTAAAAGATTATACGGTAGATGTAAATGGACAAGAGGTCAATTTTTTATTGGTTTATGATAAAAATTTCAGTGATAAAGTTTCTTTGCCTATCCCAACGATTTTAAGTGGTAATGGAGGACCTTCCACTACTACATACTTTATGATTCCCCTGCAAAACGATGGTACAGGTCACGGAGAGCCACCACAAACGCCTTCACAGGGCTCACAGGGCTCACAGGGCTCACAGGGCTCACAGGGTTCACAGGGTTCTCAGGGTTCTCAGGGTTCTCAGGGTTCCCAAGGTTCTCAGGGTTCCCAAGGTTCTCAAGGCTCAGGTGGTTCACAGGGTTCTCAGGGTTCTCAGGGTTCTCAAGGTTCAGGTGGTTCGCAGGGCTCTCAAGGCTCACAGGGTTCTCAGGGTTCTCAGGGTTCTCAAGGTTCTCAAGGCTCACAGGGTTCTCAGGGTTCCCAAGGTTCTCAAGGCTCAGGTGGTTCACAGGGTTCTCAAGGTTCGCAGGGCTCGCAAGGCTCTCAGGGTTCTCAGGGCTCTCAAGGTTCTAAGGGTTCATCAGGCTCGCGTGGTGCGAGTACATCAGGGACTTCAGGAAGAGCGGGTAATTTACAAGGAGGGCAAGATAGCGGTGCCGTATATGGTGATACTCAAACTGAAGATATTCCATTAATACAAATGGTTGCAGACACACTTAATAAAACTACAAACCAAGTACGCGGTCAACTTAGAACTGCGGGTTCCGCTATGATGTTCCTTGCATCAAATCCTCAAGCAATTGAACCTATCAAACAAAATTTAGGCGTAGCAAATACCAACATATCAATGAATGATTTGGCAAAAAAAATAATTGAAAAAATAAGATAATAAATTATATGGCACAAAGAGGCACATTAGAATACTATCAGGAAATCGTTAATGATACGAACAATCCTGAATTACTTAGAAATCAAGCACAAAAGCAAATTGACCGTTTGGCTTCGATTGGCTCTGCTCAGGTTCAAACAGGTGCCGTAACAGGCAATATGGACCCACAAATTCAAGCGGTGATAAATGCGATGCAGGCTGCAGTAAATGCATATGCGGGAAAGTCAGCAAATCCACAGCAAATCAAACAAATTGTAGACGATGAAATTGCAAAAGCAAAAATTGATTTTTCTCAGTTGAGCGATGGATTGAAGGCAATGCTTCAGTCTCAGGTTAAAGTTGAATTGACTTTACGTCAAATGGCCGTAGTTTCTACTAAAGTCGTAAGTAATTCCTTTATTAAACGCCCGCTTGTTCAAGATTTGTTATCTGACGTGCAAGCACGAAATAACGCATATTTGTATGGCGGTGCAGGAACGGGTAAAACATTTACTGCGGGTGAAATAGCGGATTTGTTGGATTGGGAATTGATTACTTTAAATTGTAACCAATTTACTTCTCCAATTGATATCATCGGAGGTCAAACTATTGATGGTTATCAAGAGGGTAAAGTATCTATGGCTTGGGCAAATGAAATCATTTCCCCAAATGGAGACAAAAGAAAAGTATCAGGAGTCGTTTTGCTGTTAGATGAGTTGCCTAAACTTGACCCAAACACTGCGGGTTTGTTAAACGAAGCGTTAGCCAAAGTCAAAGATTTCAAATTGGATAAAGTGACGGGTGCAATTAAGCCACCAACTATATTGAATGGTCGAAATGAAAAATTGGTTTTGGGTAATTTGATGGTAATTGCAACGGGTAACGTACCCTTAAATACTATTGACCCTGACTATGAAGCAAACTTCAAACAGGATTTGTCTTTGCAAGACCGTTTTGTCGGAAGCACATATAAAATCTTTGTAGATTATGAATATGAATTCAATTCAATTATGGAAGGTTTCGCATTCATATGGATTTATGGTACCAAATTGCGCGAAAAAGTGATTTCATTGAACGCCACAGGACAAGCGTTTGTATCAATTCGTTTAATGATGAACTTAAAAGAGACTTACAAGGTTTACAGAGAGGTAGTGGACAAGAACAAGCAAAATGTTGGGAATCAAGCATTTGATTTAATTACAGAACCTAAGACGATTATTGAATCTCTTCAAACCTTTTTAGATTTGTTCAAACCTGCAATTAAACAAGCAATTCAAGATGACCCAATGACCAATCTTGATAATTTTAAAGTAATTGTAGATGCAAAAAATCAAATGCCATATGACCCAAAAGCACCAAATTTCAACACGCAATCGGAACTCAGTGAGGCCGAAAGAATGATTAAAGCATACGAGGCGAGTAAAAATTCGTAATTGATATGGCAATTTTTGGTAATTGGACAGGATTTCCTATTGTTGGTTGGTCATATGATGACCAAGAGGCTTTAATAAAGGCAATTGCAGATTTTTCGGGCAATCGGGTTGATTGGGGCCAAAGGACTTATGACGAGGAAATTTCTACATACCGTCAAGATTTTTATGACTCAAGTTTTAAAAAGGTACTTTTTGATTTTGGTTTAAAATTTCAATTAGGAGGCTCAAAAGACAAATCTCGAATTATAACTACTGACAAACCACAGGGCATTTTTGATTTTTCGTTGGCCTCAAAAGGCTTGTACAGAGTTCCTGAGTATTATTCAGAAAAGTTGGCAACAGAAAAGCCTAATAGGTTTGCTGAATATGAAACCCTAAGTGGTATTGTGCCACCGAATTTTGTTCAGCAAAGGAATTTACTTGGTATTCGCCAATTTTATTTCATTGATGAGGATGGGAAGGAATACATATGCCAACAATATCAAAAAGGAACTGTTGCAATCAAAGACAACGTTAAGGGTGCCAAATTAAAATTTGCAACCAATACTAAAAAAGTTTATTTGAAATTCAAAAGACAGGGCGGTAAAGTAAATTACGTTGAAATTTACTCTTTATTTTATTATACAAGTGTTGTCGGTAATGAGGGTTTTGCCTTACGACATCTACCTGCAATTATGGTTTGTGAATACTTTGAAAGTCTTGGTATTAAATGCCGTTTTTATCCGACTCGATTTGTTGTGTTCAGTTCAAACCATACAATCAGAGAAAAAGATTTGCTCACAGATGCAGAACTTCCGATGTATAAAATACGAAATTTACTTACAGAGAAGGCTGATTATTTAACTGTTCAACCATTTTTAGCAAAAGAATATGGCGAAGAATTTGACCCTGCAATAGCCTTGGCTATATCAAAAGAGTATTCGGGACAAATATATAGAAACGTAATTAAAGAGGCGCAAAGGCACGATTTGGTTGCGGACGCATATCCCACAGGAGGAAATCCTGATTGGCAGGAAATTGATTATAGGGTGGGATTTGAGCGGTATAAAAATAAATATCAAGAGTATGTAAAAGCAGGTATTTTTAAAGGTAAAGAAGTAAAACCTGAGGCTCAAATTTTATTTCACTCGATGTCAATTAAGTACTATCAATATGAAATTTTTAATGAGGCCCAAAATATTTATAGATTAAATGAGATTGATAGAATTATAGCGAAGTCTCAATATTATGGTAAATTTATCGAGTGGTGGATGAATTTTTGCGCAATGAAATTACGCGATTATATTCTTTTATTGAACACAAAAGAACCGAGAAAAGAAATGGAGTATATCGCTAAAGAAATGAAAAACTTTTTGAGCGAATACGTTTATTACGTTAACAATAAAGCGGTAACAGATGAGGATAAACGATTTCGTGACCAAGCGATTTTCCGCTATATGGGTCCTATATGTTCACAAGAATATTTATCCTTAAACGAACAAGTTTCGGGTGTTGATATCAAAATAAATCCTGATATCAAAGGATATATTAGTAATTTGATTAATGATGTTGCGATTTATGCTGAAAATGAGCCATTCCCAACACCCGCAGAACAAATTGAAAAAATGGATGCATTGGCAGAGAATTTATATAATGAATTGGAAAGGGTAAACATATGAAAATAAGTCAAAATGCGTTTAAAACGCTACAAGAAATACTGAAAAACTTGCAAATTGCGAGCACGAATGGTGCTAAAGTATTGAACCTTTTGGTACTACAGAATCCAATTATCCCTGATACATTTTTCATTAAATATGATATTGAATATATGTCAGGGGGTGACAGAAAATTTGAACCACGCTTGACCCAAATAACCGACTCAGGTGAGCCAATGGATATTAATGACCAATTCGACAATGTGTATCAGAGATACGCATTTTTAGGGGATTGTATCCCCGTTAATGTATCTGATTTAAAAATAAAATAATGGCTAATCGGGATAAATATAATTTTACACAGAAAACAGACGATTGGGGCTCTATTTACTATCAGAATGTCCCATCATATAGCAATACAAGTATTGGAAGTACAGGAAATGCTTATTTAATAAGAAATTTCCTTAAAACTTTTTTTCCATTTTTGGATGTATCTGTTAACAAAACTTCAGGTGGCTCAGTCAGTGTCAAAATGCTGAATTATGAAGTGAAATTCAAGTTTACTGAAAATGGAGTAAATAAAGAATTTTTACTTAATCCAAGAGCGTTGGAGGATATTTTGGAACCACTATTCGAAGGTCAAGGATTCGATGGAATGACCGATTCAACATATTCAAAACCATTGCCTAAAATGTTGAATGATTTAGGTGATGATACGAGTTATGGATACAATTATCTTTTCATTGGAGCCAACAATCTTGATGGAATATATGAGGTAGAGTTAAATGCTAATATTTCCGTATCAGCAGCGTACCCATTTATTGTTGGACGTAGCAATGGTAAAATGGTTGACAAATATATTAAAATTCCTGAGAAAACTCAGGAGTATATAAGAAAAGTCGCTAATTCAATCAGCAGTTCACCGTCAACTCAAACCAATAAAAGTGATTTGGTCACTTTGGAAAAAGGGGATGCAAAATTATCATTGACGACTTTAGAACAAGAAATAATCGATTTTTTGGCAGAAAATAATTCGGGTGTGGAGTTGATTACAATTCGTAATTTTTTCTTAGCGAATAAAAATTATGTAGACAGTGATGTTAATCGTGCGATAAGTAATTTGCTTCAAAAAGACTTAGTCGATAATAACCAAGTTAGTAATGTGGGATTACTGTATTATGTCACCACAAAAGGTTTGGATTATGTGAGTAATCCCGCTGTACAAATATTAGTGGAGGAGGCTACCCGAAATTTAACTGAAGACGAAGAAGATATTTTAAAATTATTAAATCGAGGCCCATCACTTACTCTAAACCAACTTTACCAATTTTTAACAATACCTGACCTACGAATAAATGATGGTGTAAAAGAGTTATTAAAAGATAATTTTATAGCATTTGTAGACCCCACAAAAAAAAGACTCAAATATGAAATCACTCAAAAGGGTAAAAATGCCCTTCTGAATACATCGGCTTCACCCGCTGTACAAGCAGTAGTGGAAGAGGCCACACCCGTATCAAAGCCTATTCCAATGGCTACAGAAGGAGAAATGGCGAGTTTTAAATTTATAAGTCAAAACATCGACACGTTAAAGGATATGGAAAATAATGACCCTGAGTTGTTCGATGCGCTGAGTCAAGGTATTAGATTGTTGCAAAAATTGACGGCAAATACGACGGGAGAACTTTTACCTTTCACACCTACAGGAGACCAAGAAAAAATTGAATCCGCTTTAATGGATGATGATTTTGATTTGAATGAAGCAGACTTGGCAGAAATTGACTTGTCAGGAATTGAAGAAGATTTAGAACTAAGTGATGATGAATTAGCCTTTACAGACCTTGGTGAATTCGAGGAGTTAAAAGATTTTGTAGAAAATGAATTAATGCCGAGTAAACCCCTGACACCTGAATTATATTCAGTTTTAACTGCAGTTGTAGTAGCAGGTATTGGCAAAGGTGATGAAGCCACAAAAAAAGACATTTTTGATTTAGCATCAAAGGAAAGGTCAAAAGGTTATCGAATTGACAATGCAGGCTTGAAACCCGAAGAAAACCAAATTAATAATTTGACTTGGGATTTATTCACGTTGGAGGAACAGGGATATGTAAATAGAAAGGCTGATAAAACTTTTGGTACAGTTTACTACAGTGTCACAGATAAGGGTGGTGAAGCAATATTGAAGTATCCTGAAGAACAAAAACAAGTATCAAACGCACCTTTTGACATCGAAAATTTGAGTGCTCTTGAAAAAAATATTTTGCTCATTTTGGATAAGCCACCCGCTGCAGAAAAAGGAACATTGTATAATGAAATGACCCTATCTGAAATTTGGGCAGAAGTGGATGAGACAATAGCGTCTCAATATAGTAGAGATTTGGTTGAAATTGCATTACATAATCTCATCGACTATCAATTAGTTAATGAATTAAATCGTGTACCTGTAGAATACAGAAATTTTGATGATGCAAGGACAAATTCAACTATATCGGAATTAAAAAAGAAACCCACAACTTTAACTCCGACAACATTAAAAATACTTCGAATTTTATACCGTTTTACAGGTAAATTATCCGCTGATAATATTAAAGATGATTTATCATTTGAAAATGTTGCATTTCCTCATAAGGCAGTATTTAATCGTTTAATTGAATTGCGAGATATGGGATTAGTTGAAGAAACTAATACATCTTATGGAGGAATCGTGTGGCAAATTACACAGGCAGGAAATGAATATATCGATAAACTCCCAAAAGAAAAAACAGTAAATCAAATTAGGGAAGAGGAAAAACAACAGAAAGCCAAAAAAACAGGCGATGGACTTGATTACGAATATTACTTGATAGCCAAGATTTTAAATGACGATACAGGATATCTCACTGCAGGAAGTGTAACAACAATTCTTCAACAGCAATTCAACAAAACCCCAAAGTGGGATGAAAAGGAAATATTACTAAAACTTCAGGTTTTAGCGGCTTTAGGAGTGGTTGCATCATACATTCAGAACTCGGTTCCCTATTTTGAAATTAATGAATTAGGAGAAGACGTTGTAAAGTATTTAACTGAAAAAGATAATCAAGGTTTATTTAGTGCTACAGAAACGAAAGTTTCCTCACGACCATCTCCAACGGACAGTGCCACGATGTACAATGTAGGAACTATAAAAGTAGGTAATGACGGTAACAATTGGCAGATAAAAGAAAGTAAAACAGGTGTCAAGCGTTGGGTAAAAATGAAATAAAAAATAAAGAAATACGAATATGAATAATCAAGCAAAAATCAAACTTGAGAAGATAAAAAAACTGAAACTCCCTGAAAAAGTAAGGGCTACAGCAGACAAAATTGAAAAAGGTTTGTCAAGTGAAGACGCGGCTACTCAAAAGAAGGCTGAAGATGCATTGAATAAACTTTATGAACAAATCAAAGCAGTTGCGGCTAAACAGCGCGAAGAAAAAACGGAAAAAGAAGTCAATGAAAAGACGATTGTTCCTCAAAACGCTGACATCGCGGCTCCTGAAGTTAAAAAAGAGTTAACAAAAAAAACCACGGTTGCAGATGAGATTATTGATAAGGCATTAAAAAACGACCCTGAACTTGCGGGATTTGGAAAATCAGATAAGCGCAGAGACGCGGGTCGTAAAGCACTTCCTGCGGGTAGACGTGTATCTAAAAAAGGATGGAAAAATCAATATGGTAAATCTGATGGTGGACGTGTGTATTACGAAAACCGTGAAAACCGTAAAGACCGTAAAAGTCCTGCGTACAAAGCAGGATATCCTTTTTTGGCCAAAGGGGGTAAAATTCACCCTATGGATGACGAAGACGGAACTTTTTATGTAAACCTTTACAAAACTAAAGGAGACCAAATTGTTTCAGTGGATGAGCGCGAATACAATTCTAAAGCATCGGCTATGACTTATGCGATGATGAAACGCGATTTTATGAAAGTTGGTGAAAGCATATTTGTTATGAATGATGACGGTGATGTGTTGTACACTTCAATCGGTACCAAAAAAATGGCTATGGGAGGCAAATTCCCTTATCAAAATGCTCAAGTGGGAGATAATGCTCGAGTAATTCTTGACAATAAAATGGGAACTATTATGGTGGCTTATGGCCGTAGATTCCATTTGAAATTCCCTGATGGAACTGAAAAGACATATTCCGCTGAGGAATTGGAATTTTTTCCGACGGATGAAATGATGGCTGATGGTGGTAATATTGGAAATCCAACATTCGTAGTTAAAAACTTAGACGGAAAAGTTGTTTTGAAAACTAAAAGTTTAAATAAAGCATCGGATTATCACGGTTTACTCGGTAGGGATACTCATACGGTTGAAACTCTTGACGGCAGAATATTGAGTGGTTCAAGTGATGATATGGCCGATGGTGGAATGATGCCTAATAGTGGTAAAAAATATGATTATTCTGAGTATTTCGACTTTAATGCTAAAGGTAATTTTGCATCTAATTTAAATGGTAAAAATTACGAAATAATTTATCGTGATGACAAATCTAAAATGTATGATTTGTTTGAAGATGGGAAAAAGATAAAAAGTAGTATGTATGTTCTAAATTTAATGTTTTTTCCTGATGAGAGGAGGGAGTATTTTCAAGGTACTATGAGTGATGATGCTTTAAAAAGTATTTTAGATTATGAATATCCTAATAATAGTTTTTCTGTTGAGTATGATTCAATATCAGGGACAAAAATTTATGGAGCAAAATCCAACCTTTTAAAGGCACAAGCCAAACTCAAAGATATTTATAAAATGAAAACCACATTGATGGGTGAAAATCAAATAGGTAAGAATTATTTATCCGTTCCTTCACAATTTGTGTATTTTGCTAAAGGTGGTATGATGGCCAAAGGTGGCTATATGGCGAAAGACGAAAATTATGAGTATGTAAATACATTCAACTATTATGATAGCAATGTTCCTGTACCTCAGGATGATTTTGAAAAATTGATTGATGCTTATCACAAAAAACTTTCAGGTGATAAACTTGATGAGGCCAAATACAATGTATTGAAAATTCAAATGGGTAACTATTTGGGCCATAAAACAGTTGACAAAATGGAAGAATACATTGAAAAAACACACAATGCACACAAAATGGCAAAAGGTGGCTATGTTTCCAAAAGAGATGTTGAAGCAATCACTATCATAAATCCAAATAAAAGTGATTCCGCAAAGAAATATTTGACATTTAAGAGTGGTGAATTCCTTAATGGATTAAATCAGTTTGAGAAAGGTGGAAAATTGATTGATAATTACACTTACATCAAGCGAGGTGATATTTTTGCTGTTTATTACAAGGACAAAACTAAAAAAGCCTATTTCCAAACTACGATGGAAGATAAACCTAAAAATGGTTTTTGGGTCAGCAAAAAGGCTTTAATTAGAGAGGGTGGAAAAACGCCAAGTAAGTCAAGTGCAACTTTTGATGCTTACGAATCATATGATGAATTATCCAAGTTGAATGGCAAAATTTGGGACAAATTAAAAATTGAAAGTGGCAGTCAAATTTATGCTTCGGACTCATTACAAAAGAAATTGGCTATTGAGTATCCAAATTCAGGTATTGATGCCAAATTCAAAAGTTTGAAAGCCGCTCAAAGAAAAAAAGTTGCTGAAGTTATGACCGATGAAAACGAGCATAGTTTACGTAATTATTTGACACTACGAGGATACCTTGGACCAAAAGAATATGACAGTTATGAAAGAATATTTGACCCAAAAAGTCGGTATGTATTAAATCCTGATAATTTCAAAAATTATACTGCTGATAAGGTGAAAGTTGGTTCAATTTTAACTACAAAAACAGGTACAAAAGTAAAGGTAGTTGAATACAATCCTCAATACGGAGTGAAGGCTATACGAATGGATGCGACTGCAGCCGATAAGCCATCTCAATATATAGAATTGTCAAAATTTAAAGGATTTGAAAAAATGGCTGATGGAGGTTCTATTGGTTTTGAGGCACTTTCCAAAAAAGTTGCATCGAGGTATGCGGGCAAAAATGTAAAGCCTAAATATCAAAAAGAATATGGAAAGACCTATGACAAGGCTGAAGCAAAAGAAGTCGGTGACAAAGTAGCGGCAAAAGTGTACCGTATGCAGCAAGGTAAAATGGCCTCAGGTGGTAAAATTGAATTGCCTCATCAATTGGACAAATACTTTACAAAGCCCGCAGGTACAATCGAAGTTGAAATGAGTAAATTAATTCCGATTCGTGCACGAAAAAGCGGTATTGAGAATGCAGAAGTGTATATGAAAAAGGCTTACGATGGCGAAATGTCGAAGCGTAAACCTATTGAAATTTACAAGACGCGCAATAAAAAGTATCGCGTGAACGATGGAAATAGCACTTTTGCCGTTGCTAAAAAGAATGGTTGGGAAACGATTTATGCTACCGTAGTTTCCAATCCAAACGTCACAAAACGCGCGGAAAAAAGTACATTTACAATAGCAAAAGAAATAAGAAAAGCAGGTGAAAGTTGGTCGGATGCAGTTAAAAGAGTAAAGGAAAACAGAAAATGAAACTATTAAAATTAACTAAACAGGAAGTCGCAAAACTTCAAAAGCAATATAAATTTGGTTCTGATTTGACCAAACAGGATGTAGTTGTCAAAATTTTTAATCCATATGGTCGCGGCAGATGGTATTTGGTAAACCAAGACCCTGATGACCCTGATTATATTTGGGCAATCGTAGATATGGGAATGGGACCTGAGGTTGGCTCGGTAAGTTTAAGCGAACTACAAAACTTTCGAATGCCTGTATATGGGTATAAATTTCCTTTGGAAAAGGACAGGTTTACACAACGGAACGCTGTTGAAGTGATTGAAGGATTACAGCGAGGAAACTATTTTGCAGATGGTGGTGAAATTAAGGTCAAAGTTGCATCCAAAGATATTTACAACAAAAATCACTACAGGGGTATTTTTCAAGATTCCGATAAGGATGGTGTTCCTGACATAGATGATTTGCAGCCTAAAAATCCCAAATTACAGGGTGAAGTTGAAGAGTTAAAGTTTTCTCAAGTCTTTGAACGATTGCTCAGAACAAAAAAGTCTTTGGACAAAATTATGAGGGCGGCCATCGCAGAACTTGAAGCAATTTCTCCCGCAGGAAGCACAATTTATGCAAGAACTAAAACTCCATACTCAATTGTCAATAAATTGATAAATAAAAAGTCTACAAGTCTTGAAAGGACGAAGTTAGGCGATGTCGAGGGTTTGACGGATTTAATTGGAACTACGGTAGTTGTGAAAAGTTTGGATGACATTAATGATGTAGCAAAAGAATTGGATAAGGGAGTATTAGGTGAGATTTTGGAGAAAAAAGATTACTATGAAAAACCAAAAGCGGGATATCGCGCGATTCACTACATTACAATTTTTGAGGGTGTCGCGATTGAAGTTCAATTAAAAACTTATCGTCAGAAAGAAATAAATGAGGCTTCGCACGAGGCTTATAAATATGAAAATCTTGAAGCGGACCGTTTATTGTATTTAACCAATTTGGCAAATGAGGCTGACAAAGGAAATAGAAAAGCACAACTTGCAATTGACAAGATATTCCTTGATAAAAAAGCATTGAAGGAATCTTTGTACAAGGACAAAATCAGACGAAATAAATTACCTTCGTAATAAAATTTACATATATGAAAAAAATAACAGTTATCCTTCAGGAGAAAAATGTGAAATTGAACAGTTTACCTGAGAACATTCAGACAGCAATTGAAAATTCAATTAATTTGTATGATGACATTCAGAATTTGGAAGCAACATTGACCGAAGAGTCAACTGATGAAGAAAAGGCTGAATTAGTCGAAATGAGAGAGACCCACGATGAATTTAATGAATCTATCGTAGGTGCTATTGAAAATTTTCAGAAAGAAACTGAGGCTAAGACAAAAGCCGAACAGAAAAACGACCAACCCCCAACTCCCCCACCTGCGCCAATAAACACACCCGCGCCAATTGGCGAAACTGATGAAAAGAAAAAAGGTTTTGGAATCGGAACCTTTATTCTCGGAGCGGCTGTATTGATTGCAACAGCGGGTGCAGTTAATATGATGAGAAACAAAAACTAATGGAAAAATTACCCCAACACTACTTTGCATTTAATCCACAATCCGTCCGTTGGATGGATATGGTATTTGTAGCACCAATAATGATTTATGCGGGTGTCAAGGGTGATTTTAAACCGTATGTTAAATTTTCTTTGATTGCTATTGGGTCTTTGACTTTTCTGTACAACGGCATTAATTATGTAACCAATTTACAAAACGGAGAGAAATGAGTTACCGTATTACGAGATACACTTTTGAACAGGCCAAAAAATTGGGGGTGACGGTGAAGCCGTCTACGGTCCAAGGCAAAAAAATTGATGTGTTCAAAAACGGAACTAAAGTCGCTTCGGTTGGAGCAGTTGGCTACAATGATTATCCGACATTTATGCGATTAGAGCGCGAAAGAAAAGTTCCCGAAGGAACAGCAAATTTGCGTAGGAAAGCATATAAAATCAGACATCAAAAAGACAGGACCGTCCGTGGAAGCAATGGATGGTACGCTGATAAACTATTATGGTAATGGACAAGAAATTAAAAGTAGTAATCGTAGCATCAATAGGTATTGCCGCAGTTTTGATTGGAGTGTCTTTACTCTTTATTCAAAGGGGTATTGACCGAAAAGCAATTACAGAGGAAGACCGAAATGTTTTAAGACAAATTAGAATTTCGTAATTATGGAAATCAAAATACCCGCAATTCAAAAGGAGTGGAAAGTCCCATCCAATCAACCACCTTGGAAAAACCAAGCAATATCTGTAATTAAGAAAATTAAAGCAAATTACAGTGTTCAAATGGCAAAAGCATCACAATATACAGGTGTTCCTGTGAATATTTTGGTAGCGTTTGCGGCTACGGAGAGTGGAGGTGCTTTGAATCAAACTTTAAATGGACCATCAAAAGGTATTATGCAAGTCAATCCGTCATCGGCTTGGCAGGCTTTATCTGACCAAATAAAAGTCGATACAATAGGTCGTTTTTATCCTTTGTATCAATTGGCACCAAATGCATTTGTTGTAAAGAAAGCGGTTGCTGCTAATTCTGTAGGAAAGGCTACTGATTATCTCACTTTGAAGCCTGTTTCTACGGCTGCGCCTTACCTTGGACAAAGAATGGTGGCAGATGCACAATTCGCTATTTATATGGGGTCGTTATTGTTGGCTCAGTTAATTGCAGGAACTATTGCAAAAACAGGTCAGATTCGTCTTGACCATATTATTGTAAAGTATAATGCGGGCACGGGTCGATTTAAACAGGTTGTAACAAATCGTGGTTTGGAAAGTGCGAGTGTGGATACCACCCAACTATACAGCAAATTAGGGATTCCTGTTTCTCAAGCGTACATTGTCAAGATGATGGGAATCAATGGATATTTAGATGTGCAAAAACAGGGATTGGCGTGATAACAATAACGGCATTGAACTGTAGAAAAAAGTCACTATTTTTGTTTTAACAATTTAATTAATAACGCTATGTCAAACACTAAATCAGGATTCGTACCAATGGCTATTGGAATTGCATTGTCTCTTGCCACAATTTATGTTATTGCATATTTTGCAGGTAAAGGATGGGAAAAGGCAACCGATAAATAATTGTGCAAGGAATCTTTAAACAAATATTGGATGCGACGGAAGGTCGTCACGCAAGTGGAGTTCTCTATGCAGGGGCTGTAGGAATTTTATTGTCTAATATTATACCAACCCCCGCTGAAGCATTATTCTACCATACTGAAAAGAAACTCAGAAATAAATGGGATAATGATGAAATAACTGCTGAAAAATATTGGCAAAAAACTGCAAGCGCATATTACTTGTATAAACCCGTTTGGTGGGGACTTGTAATCAGTGCAATGTATTTTACCAAGGGCGATGTGAAAAACAAAGCAAAAATTGGTTTAATAATTGTAACTGCAGGTGCGGTTGTGGGCATAATTTACAAAAATTACACAAAAGACATTCGCGATATACGTCGAGAAGTATTGACTTCTATGGAGCCCAAGAAAAATGTTACAGGTCCTACAAAACCTGTAAAGGTGGGTCAATATAGGTCAGTTCTCAGAAAAGGCAACGTATTGAAGTTTGTCGCTTAATAAATAAAAAATGGAAAATTCAACAGCAACACCTGCAGCAGCAGCACCCGCAACACCCGCAGCACCTGCGGCACCCGCAGCACCCGCGGCACCATCAGCACCCGCTATGGCACACGGTGGTAGCGTTGCAGACGCAGCACCACAAATGATAGAGGGTGGTGATGTATCATCAATAGAAAATAATTGGGGCACTTGGATAGCCATCGGTTTAGTCTCTCTTACGCTTGTTGCATTAATTTTACAGATTGCTGTACATCGCAAAAATTTGAAAAAAGTCGATGCAGACGATGAAGCATTGCTTAAAGATGTCAGAGAACTGAAAATGAATGTGAAGAAACAAATGGGCGAAAAGTATGAAACCTTGGCTTGACGAAGTTACATATGGCAACCCAAATGATGAACTACTTCCTTATTTAGAAAAAGGGGAATTCGATTTCGTTTACGAATCCCTAAAAAAATATCCCTTTCCCAAAAACACTTCGGAGACGACGAGGGATGAAATGAGAGAACTGATTTCAATTCAGAACGCTCCCGAACAAAAAAACGAAGAAATTATGTCGAGGTATCTAAACTACGACGAACACTTCGGAGATGTGATAAAAACCTATTGTAAGGAAAAAATAGGTGTAGATATGGATGAGGTTATTGACTCAATAACAAAAGATGGGTACTATGTTCTTGTTAAATTAAAATTTTTCTATCAGCGACCACGCCCCTATCAGTTGGCACAATATTTAAGGGCGCGGCTTTTTCCATATAAGGCCCCTTCTGCACTGACTCCCGCATATCCTTCGGGACATTCATTTGAGTCATATGCGTTAGCGGAATTTATTGGAAGTAAATATCCTGAACACTATCAGTTTTTAACTGATTTAGCACACGACATATCAATTAGTCGATTATTTCTTGGATTGCATTTTGCCTCGGATTTGGATTTTGGCAGATTTGCGGCTAAAAAATATGTCGGCTCAAAACAATTTGCAAGTAAATATGGAATATGAATTTCTTGTAACTCCTATTGGAAAGCCACGAATGACGCAAAGGGATAAATGGTTGAATCCTCCGCGTAAACCTGTCTTGAATTATAGACTTGCAAAAAATGGTTTGCAATTTTATGCTTGTGAACAAAAATTTACTTTGCCCGAAATTATTAATGTTATTTTTGTTTTACCTGTTTCACTAACTTGGAGCAAAAAGAAAAAAACATCAATGATTGGGCACCCACATCGTCAAAAACCTGATTTAGACAACATCCTCAAATTTTTGATGGATGGTTTGATGCCCAACGGTGGTGATGAAGTTGTACATACCATAAACGCCCGTAAAATTTGGGGTGAAGAAGGTAAAATATTAATTGAAACAAACAATGACCCGACAACGCAAAATCGAAACGAAACCAATTGAACAACTATTTTCAGCATTAAGTGAAACGCTGAATGAAATTGGTTATATGAGAACAATTCACCTTCTGAGGAAGGGGCAAGAAAATGTATGGAATTCTGATTTAAAACTTGCAACGGATGCTGTTTGCAAGGTGTTTAATATATCTCCCGACGTAGTATTTGGCAAATCAAGAAAATATCCCCGAAAATATGCTTTTGCAATTTGGGTTTATTTATCATACACTAAATTAAATTATACTTTGCCTGACTTAGTGAATTATACACACAAGTCGTTATCCACTATTAGCAAGGCGAAAGGCACAATCGACAATCGAAGAAACACAACGGCATTTGAAAAAAAGATTAATGACAAACTTGATGAATGCATCACAATCATAAATGAAATTAAACCCGAATAATGATGGAAAATACAGAAAATGTGAATTCAGAAATCTTTGAAGATTTCTCCCCGCTTACGCAAGACAATGTAATTCAACGTGATTACACAAAACCAAACGTAGACTATTCCCAAGTCAATGCAAGCCCTATTGAAGAGCCCATATTTACCGCACCTTCTTTTGAGGATATGGATAAACATTGGAACTCAAAAGGAGTTGAAGAGGCGCAAATCATAGATGAAAAGGCAAGTGCAAATCCATATACTGAAAACCTTGATAAAAAAGACCAACGGAAAGCGTCAGCGGCTTTAGTCGAGGCTTTATTGGATGGGTATTCTCAGTTAAATAAATTTGGTAACAAACTTGTTCAATTCAATCCCGAAAAAATTCAAGCGATGATGCGCTCAGGGGAAATAGACCCTGATTTGACCATCCCTATTAATGGTAGGAATATTGGAGTGCTCGACTATGTAAACGCATACAATGAGGAAACGTCAACGGTTATTTCTGTGGATGATGACTTCAAAGACAAGGTTCGTCCTTTGTTAATTGAAGAATTTATGGAGCGGAATATCGGTATGACCCGCCTACAACTTATTGGATATTATTTTGGTACAGATTTGTTGACTAAGGGAACATTAATTTATTCATTAAGAAAGCAAAATCAAGCAGTATTGGATTCATTGGTGGAAATAAGTAATAATTCACGTCCTGCGCCAACACCACAAGCAAGTCGTGTAGAGAAGACTGAACCTAATACTGAAGAGAAGCCTGTTAGGGAGCCACAACGCGAATTTGTAGAACCCGAGGAAGAATACGCTGTGATTGAGGATTTCGAACCAATCATTGAAGTGAAAAATGCAAATGACGACGTGAAGCGTTCAAGAAAACCAACAGCAGGACCAAGGTTCGGTGACAGTGCGATTTTAGAACAAATGGAACAAATTGCCAATGGTGAAACCTCGTCCAAGCGTAGAGGAAGACCAAGGAAAAAATAATTTAAAAATATGAGAGAACCATTATTGGGCGTAGCCGTCGGAAAGAAAGGGGTAGGGAAAACCTTTACAACCAATAGGGTGATTAAACAATATGTGATGGGTAATCCCGCTTCGGGAATTATGCCAAGAAAAGTTTTGATTTTAGATGCAAACGATGAATATACTGAGTATAAGGCAATTGCATTAAAGGATTTGATGTTGTTTAGTGTACACCCTTTGGTTGAAGCAAGAAGAATTAGACCGATTCACCCCGACGGTAAAAAAATGACCTTGGATGATTTGGCTGCTACGTTGAATTATATTTTGGAGGTATTTTCAGGGGGCCTATTATTGATTGAAGACATTAATCGATTTACTTCTGATTTTATGCCACAAGATTTAATGGGAGCGATTGCGACGAATCGACATCGTGACTTGGACATCATTTTACACTATCAAGGTATAGGTCGTATTGGAACGAAGGTATGGCAAAATATCAATTGGCTAAGGATGCATAAAATTACGGAGTCCGCAATCAGGCACGCCAAAAAGTTTGAAGATAAATATGAGATAATCCGTATATGCGAATTGATGGTAAACATTCAGTATTTTTTGGGTAACGAAAGGACTTTTCAGTACATCGATTGTGAGAATATGTGTTTTCAAGGTAAGGTGGATGAAAAACTATTTGCAGATGCTTGTAAGCAATATTTGGAGGAAAATTATCGTAGAATTATTTCACCACTTTTACAGATTCGTGGTGTGGGTGATAAAAAGAAATTTACTGCAGATACCGCAATGAAGTCTGAGATGGAAAGATTGCGTAAAATGTATTTAAAAAGGCAAGTGTAAGTTACATTAAGTGTACTATACAAATAATCGATAAGCCCCCTTGTAAACAGGGGGTTTTTCATTTTATATACTTGTATTTTACCATACAAATATTATTTGCTAAAATAATCAATCGATAATAGTACATTTTATCAAAGGTATTTTTGAAACAATAAGCAGTCTGAACGGCTTATAAAACAAAAACTTATGAACGTAGAATCTTTAAAAAAAATCGGAGGACAAGTCCTTTTAATTGTAGTCGGTGTTATTGTTGCTAATGAAATTCAAAAGCAAATTGACAAACGTCGCGCAGCAATGTAAACTCACAAAAAAACAAAAACCTTAAAAAAACAAAAACTATGAATAATGTCCGTAAATACCTTGCTGACGCACAAAATCGTGCTCACGAGGGCTTCTTGAATGCCGATGGCTTCTTTGATGACGATTTGAACTTCACCGCAGGTGATGATTTTATGAATGCAAATGGCAACGACGCTATGCCTGCTGCCGCTCCAACCTCACAACCTTACATCATTCAAATTTCTAACACAGGTTCTGCTGTTGCGAATTTCAGTGTATTGGGTTCTTACGAGCAGTTGGGTGATACTGCAGCATTTACTTCGGGTAACTTTATATCAGGAGACGTGACTATTTCGTCTGCTATTCCAAACGTAACCTATCAGCAAATGTTGTATCAGTTTATGAACAACCCTTTCAGCACAGGTTTGACTTACATTCAGTCTTCTTCAAACACACAGTTGTTGGAAACAATCAGTGTGCAAACTAAAGACGCGAATGGTAACGTGGCCCAAAAGCCTTTGGTGCCTACTATTGACCCATATCAGTTTCAGACTACCGTCCTTGCTCTCCGTTTCGGATACAGAATTGACGGTTACACTAAATTGATTTTGAATTCAATTTTGGCTTCAACCACCGTGAAGTTGTATCTGTACCCTGCAGACAACATCAACTTGGCTCGTGGATTGTCAGGACGCGCTGTATCAAAAGATTTCAGCAGCCCAGGCATTGTACGTGCTCAAACCGTGAAAATCCAAGGTTAATCCCTTTTTTACGATTTATAGAAAAGGGGCGATGGCACACAGCCTCGCCCCTTTTTTTTTAATAGGCTAAAATCAAATAATTATGGCATATAAAGTCAAATTGGGTAACAAGGATTACTTCTCAGAAGAATTTTCTTCAGAGACGGAAGCAAAAAAAGCAAAGTATTTCGCCATTGTAGGTGCAAAAACTTTTCGCAGTGCATCGAAATCGATGGACACAAAAATTGTAAAAGTTGTAAAAAAGAAAAAATAATGACAATCTACGAGTATATCGCAAGAAACAATCCGATGGGTGCTAAAAGAGTAATTGAATCTTTTGGCTATGTGGTAACACAACCTAAAAAAATGGGCGATAACCTTCGTATGTTGGTTGCGCAAGAAGGAGAGCCCGCTTTAAAAGCAGTCGTTGATTTACATCCTGATAAAGACTTAATTTTAGAAGTTTTCGGGAATAGTCAAAGTGTTAAAGCAACGGGTGAAAATTTCTTTGGAGCCGATGGTCTACTTCAAAGCGCAGTTTTAAATAACAACCAACAGCAAAATGACAGCAACAATAAAATGGTGCTTCAAACAAACACATTAATTGTGGCCTTATCACTCCTTGTAGTTGCAGGGTTAATATTAAAGAATCGATGAAAAATTTGAAACCTAACGAAATTTACGCTGTATCAGCGATGACAATTGACAACAATACTGAAGGGGTAAAAACCCTGATTACAAAGTATGGTGTCATTTTGCCAAACAATGCAAGTCGAAGTGATATTGACAAAGCATTTGCAGCCCTTTTAAGAAAGAGTAAATCTTTCCGCAACGATTTTGCTGTATTGGCGGCAAATGAAAGTCAGAAGAGCGAAAACTTCTCAAATTTTATGGAATTTTTAGGTATGTCAGGAAGAGGTATTGGAACAGCAAGTGCTCCTTTAAAAACTCCCGACCCAATTCCTGTAAAAACAAGTTTACCGAACACAACTGCAAAAAAACCAAGTGCATTTGCGGAAGCATTTGATGCTGACACAATTAGAAACGTCATCAATACGGGATTAAATATTTGGGCTACCCGCTCAGGTACTACAGCCTCAACTACAAATGATTTACAATCAGGTAGGGAATCTTTGAATTTACAACCCCAAAGTCAACAAACACGTGGTATTGGAACGACGGGAATCGTTTTGATTTCAATTGGTGCACTTGCAGCGGTAGGTGTTTTGATTTATTACCTATCTAAAAACAAATGATATGGAAAATAAAGATTATACCAAAGTCGTTGGATACTCTCAAATAGGTGGTGCCATAGGTATCATTTATGCATTTTCAACAAAATCAGGATTCTTCAAAGGGGTCGGCTATTATTTAGTTGGGTCTTTTGTTGCAGGACTGATTGCATCAGGTGTGACCGCAGTAAAGAAATAATGGCAAACGAATTTCAAGACGCTTTAGACAATGTTAAAGAACTGAGTGGACAATCTACTCACGATACCTTTTTGAAGCAAAGCAAGCGCATTATGAAGGGCAGTGCTACAGGTCTTGTTGTTGGTTTGATGTATGGATGGTACACGAAAAAAAATATTTATGTAACTGCAATACTTGGAGTAATTGCAGGAGGCGCGGTTAATTACTTTATTTTCTCAGAATAAAATTATGACTTTAGATTCAGCGATAAAATATAAAGATTTTTCGAACCCAAATATAGTTCGTGCAAGGCCAATTAATATACAAATGGCCAATGATGACTATTTTTCTGTAGCGGGTCCTGCGGGCGCAACACAATTAAAACTCACCAAGGTTTTGACTGTAAAAAATGCTCAGGGTAAAAATACGAATTATGAGGTGGGTTCAGTTGTTTGGGCGTTCCCTATTCAAACCATCGCCAAATCAAATAGTTATGTTTTTACAACGGAAGGTCAAGGGTATATTTTGACTGTAGGTGTTAACGCTGAAATTTATAATCAAAAAGAGTCTAAAGAGACAAAAAAAGGTTTTCCTTTTTCTTTAGTCGGATTAGCCTTAATCGGAATAGTAATAATTTATACAATGAAAAAATTATGAAAACAGCGAATGATGAAAAGAAAAAAGGTGGTGCGTTGATGCTTGTAGGTTTTGCGATGCTCGCCTATGTTGTTTATAAAATAATCGAAAGTAAATGAAAAAAGAATATATTGAAGCCCTCGTTTTAATTGGAGCCATTGGATTGGCTATTTACTTAGCAAGTTCTAAGGACTCCGTATTGAAAAGTGCAAAATCAAATTCTCCAACACCGACAGGACCAAAAGGCGGTTTTGAGAATTTCACTGCAGACGAATTAACTTATGACGACCATTTGTATGGAAATGCAGATGGAGGATTAAAAGGTTTAACATTTAAATAAATAAAACTATGACAAAAAACACAAAAACAATCTTGACTTTAGCCGCTGTTGCTGCGGTATTGTTCTTCGTTTTCAAGAAGCCAAAAACAGACGCTTAATTGTAATTGAAATGAATCGTGACGTATTATTAGGCGCGGGGGTCGTTTTGGCCTTCATCGTCCTTGTTAATCGAGCCAAAAAAAACCAAGTAACTGACACCCAAGGTGGCGGTGGTGGTGGTGGCGGTGGTTTTGGTGGTGGTCCCTTTGTAGGGGGCGTACCCGCAGGACCAATGACTGTCAATACTATTGTTCAACCCGCAGCGCGTCCTGCAAATCAAGGACGCTCTTACAACGCTGCTGATGTGACTAAAAGTAAAGACACCACTCCAACTGCAGCAGTTACAAGTTCCGCTCAAGCAAAAGCGATAGAAACAGCCACCAACACGGGTGGAATCGTTCCTATCGGTCAAGGGGGAAGCAGTACACCTACCTACAGCACAGGGACAGTGACTCAAGCAGATTTAGCGAAAGGTGTTGCAGGTAACACTGTATTCAAACCTTTCAGCGGAGATGCTAAATTCTTGGGATTTGTAGGTTCAAGACCTAAATTTGAATTTAATTAATATGTTGTCAGCAAATAAACTATACAAGGAATCAGGTACCACTTTGTCTTTCAAAGAATGGTTGGAGCGTGAAAAGGCAAAAGGCAAATTCATTCCCAACGTGGAAGCGATGGAAGAGTTTGTGAATGCCGATGGTGGAACTTCAGAGCAAGCCTCTGAGCAACCCGAAATCACAGCGAAATCAGTTGAGAATAAACAGATGTTTACCTCGATTGCTCGAGTAGGTTTAATTGTTGTATTGACATACTTCGTTTATCGAACTATCAAAAATGAAATTAAGTAATACTCAAATAAAGCGCATCATTATTGCAGGGGGATTTTTCTTCCTGCTTTTGCGCTTTAGAGGATACTTAAATCCCTCAAAAGAAACATTGTCGGCAAAAGACGATAGTGTTTCTGCAAATGGTACCAAATCGGTAATCGACAGAGCGATTCACAAAGTAAAAAGTGGCGCGGTAAAAGTTGCAAGCACACCATCTGAAATAAAAAACTGATGAAAGAACAAAGAATTGCAACAAAATATGCTCCACTTACGCTGTGTGTGGTTTTGAAAACTGAATTCCCTACCAAATTAAACTTGGTGGTGTTTGATGCAAAAAATCCGAAGAGGAAGTTTACTGAGCGTTACAAAACAGTAACAGGGGAAGAAACGCTGTTTGTTCGAATGCCGTTATCTCCTGACACCGCTGTTGTTCAGGTGTTTGGAGGCGCGGGGATTACAAAAAAGAATGATTCCAATTTTACTATTGTAAGAGTTTACAAAAAAGGGTTGGAGCGTCGATTTGATTTGAATGATATTGGGAACCCCCAAATACGTTCATTCGTCAAATTCGCGCAGAAATTTTGTTTTAATGTGAGTGAATTAGAGCCTGAAGAAACTTATCGAAGTGATGACGGAGAATATTTCATTCAGTTAAAGCAACAAATCAGAGATGCAAATGGAAAAGTGTTGGGTACTCCCGCACGTATTGGCCGTCAGACGGGGGTTATTCAAGTGAGTAAAACACAATTTGAAGCCTTTACAATTCCTATGCGAATGGCAATATTGCTCCACGAATTTTCACATTTTTACTTAAATGAAAAAATGGATGATGAAATGGAGGCAGACTTAAATGGATTGTTGATTTATCTCGGACTTGGATATCCAAGGATTGAGGCTTATCAAGCGTTTCTTGAAACATTCAAAAATGCACCAAGCAACTTGAATAAAAAACGCTATGATATGATTAATAACTTCATCAACAATTTTGAAAAAATGGACATTGTAATAAAATAGAGATGGCAGTTACAACTTGGAATACAGCACCTAATTATGATGAATGGGGTCCTGATGACTCTTGGAGTTGCGAGGATTGGATACAATGGCACAAATTGCTAAAATTAAAGTTTGGCAAGGAAAAGGCTAATTATGTTTGGAATTATGCTTACGCTCAAGGTACGCAAGGAGCATCCCATTGGAGTTGCAGGACAAGCAATACTGCGTTTCGTAATTATACATCCAAAGAAGGATTGAATCCGTATGAGAGTGCGGGGGCATTCGCTCCAATTTTGAATGTTATTGGAGGAGTGGGCGACGTTGTTAGTGGCACAGGAGATGTATTGTCCAATTTGGGAAAAAATTTGAAAATAATCACATATATAGCCGTTTTAGGTGTGGCTATTTATGTAGGTGTAACCGTTTATAAAAAGACGAAACAATGAAAAAAGAATTTATCTATATCGGTGGTATATTGATTTCGTTAGGTGCAATTTATTATATTTTTAATCAATACAAAAAAAATAAGGATGGTTCAGCCGCTTTAGAAGATAAAGAAATCATAGCGTTGTTTAAAAAAATTGATTCAGCAAAAAAATGAGCGCAGAAAAAGGATTGAAATATGGGTTTTTTGCCTTGGCAGGGATTGCAGTAATTCTTGGTGTAGTATTATTGGGCAAAAAGAAACCCGATGACGACGGGGGCGGGGGAGATGAAGTTGAACCTGTAAAACCAAATCAGCCCGTAATTGACCCAAGGCAAGCGGCAGTACCGTTGGATTTAAAAGCAATTCTTGCAAGCAAAGACCCTATGTCACTATTGAAAGGTCGAAAACTTTATGCAAAAATTAACAAAGCAAAAGGTAGAAACGAAGCAAGAGTAAATGATGGTTGGGGATTAGGTAGTAATGTAATTTTCGAAAGTACGCCCGAAGGGGAATTTCTTGGGTATGCACAATTTGTTTCAAATGATAGAAATTCCGCTAAAGATGCTAAGGGTAAAGTGTATAAATGGATTCGCATTACTTTAGACGATAAGGCTTGGAATCGATACAATGACACCAAATCTTTCTTGACTCGACAGTTAGTAAAAAATAAAAATAATGATTGGGCTTACTTCAGAGAAGATGTAATTAGATTTTAATATGAAAAAAATAGTACTGAATAAAAATTTACAATATGGCCTTTACGTAGTAGCGGCTATAATTGGTGGTTTTGCAATAGTAAAAATTGTCAAAGCAATTAAAGACAATGCGGATAAAGGTGATGATGATGACAAAAAGCCTGAACCTGAAACCAAAACGGTTTATGTAGATGCATACTTGTCGAAGTTACCTTTAGGAGTAGATAATTTGACTTGGGGTTCACGAATCCCCGCGAAGTATTTACCGTCTTTTAATGCTATTTCAGCAGCCAATTCAGATGCTACATTTAAAGCGAATGCTATCAGAGTTCAAACTTTGTTGAATCAAAGACTTGCCGCGATTGGTGGTGCTTACCCAAAAATAACAGTTGATGGAAAAATTGGTGAAGAAACAACCAAAGCGATGTTGGCAGTTGCAAGCCAATATGGTAGATTGAACTTATTACCTTTAACGAAAAAAGAAGACCTGAACAATTGGTTGACTTTTTTCAATGTAAAATCAACTTCGGATTCTTCTCCAAAGAATGAATTCCCATTTTTCAACAAATAATACGATAAGAATATGGACATAGATTCTTTTTTCACAGATGGCGACCTAAGTTTCGGAATGGACGGTGCAAGCCCTAAATTCAAAAACTTTGCAGGAACAGGTCAAAATGTTTCGAGGGGACCTAAATATGGTGAATTTCAATTCAATAAATACCCCGAGTATGGGTTTACTGATGATATTTATTCAAACGCTACGGGCGGTTCAAGGTTAAATCAGCCAACGGAATGGTATGTTTCAAAACTTTCCGAAGCCGATAAAAAAGACTGTAAAAAATTGCAGGGTATTATGGATAATATTTCCATAGATATTGATAAGAACAACAAAAAAATAAGCACTGCAAAAAGAGGTGAAAGAAGAGTTCTTGAAGAGTATAACAAGGGCTTGGAATTGGCAGGCAAAAGAGTATTGGAATTAATGAACGCTGCAAATTGCACTCTCGTTCAGCAGGAAGAATTTAATAAAGCGTTAGGCGCGGCAGGTGCACCATCAAAATCATCGAAAGTTGTTTTGTATGTTGGCATTGGAGTTGCAGCCTTGGCTCTTGGAGTTGTACTTTACAAAAAATTTAAGTAATGAGAACAAACATCAGTAAACAATTGGGATTACCCATCGCTCCCCCACAGCCTAAAGCACCGTCTATAGAGGCTCAATTGGGTTTTGTAGCAGAATATGATAATTCTTTGAATAAAAGTAATTTTAATTTCGTAGCAGAATATGATAAGTCTTTAAACACCAAAAATAATGGTGGCTATTTTGACGCTACAGGAGAAGAAAAGAACTTCAAAGAATATTACAAAGGAAATGTTGCAAACGTTCGCGCTTTGTTGGCACAGGAGAAAATTTCTACCTCAGAGGATTTAGATTTTCTTGAAGCCAAGAAAAAGTTTTATCAAGAAGGAAAGAAATCTTTGGAAAAAGATATCAATGGTATCAAAATAAATCAAGCACAAAAAGCATTTGGGACGCAAGCCTATACACAGCGCGGAAAATATGTTTCTCAATTATGGAGCGTAGATAAAACAATCGAATTGATTGATGAAAGAATTGCGGATGTAAAAGTCATTTTGGAGAAAAGAGCGGCAAAGGCGAAGGCTGATGCAGATGCGGCAGCAGCAAAAATGAAAGCAGAAGCAGAAGCCGCCAAACAAGCAAAAATCAATGCATTAAAAAAACAAATTGCAGAATCTAATGACCCGAATGCCAAAAAACAACTGAAGGACCAATTGAATGATTTATTGCAGGAAGGAACTGAAGGAGTGAAATCAAACAAATTTATTTTGATTGGTGGAGCGGTAGCCGTCATTGGAATTTTGTATTACTTTTTTAGAAACAAGGAATAATTATGTCAATTCAATATCAAGGTGCAGGTTATAGTTCATTTGAAGAATTTATGAATGATACGGGCGTAGACAAAGATAATTTTGCCGATGCTAAAAAATCAGCAAATCAATTTGGAACCAAGTTTCAAGAAACATTCAATAAAGAATTTAAAAACCAATATACGGAGGCTAAAGAAAGGGCCAAAAGATTGGATTCGCAACCAAAAGTGTTGAATCCCATTCCCAACAGTTTATTGTATTTTGGATTGGTGACGGCAGGTATTTATTTGGCATATTCGTTTATTTTCAAATCAGAATGAAGAAAAAATTATTAATCATTGGAGGTGCTACAATTGTAGCCGCGATAGCGTTCAGGACGTTATATAAGAACTTGTATTTAGCAGGTCAATGGGATTTTAATATGGGTACTTTCGGCATAAAATCTTTAAAGCCCCTTATAGTAACCCAAACTATTGATTTTATCAACAAAAGCAATTTAAAGTTAACTGTGAAAAACATCAAAATTGGTGTTTATAGCAATGATATCAGAATCGGTCAAATCGATAGGGCTAATGAGCAAACTATCGGCCCAAAAGGTATCAGTAAGTTCACTTTAGAGTATGCTTTAACTCCAACTTTAGGGAATCAAGCCGCTAAAGATGCAATTACAAAAGTCGCGTCTACCTATTTGCAGACAAAAGACTTACCTGTGGACTTTGTTGGTTCCCTTGACGTAAAAACTCCATTTGGTTTTGTGACCGTTCCCGTAAGATATTCATCCACGGGGAAAAATTTATACAAATTGTGGTATGAATATATGAACGGATAATTGCTATATTTGAGCAATAGTTGTGTACATATATGAATATTAAAAAAGATTTTTTTAAAGGAGTCAGTCTTTATGCTACCGAATCTTCGGTTCAAGAAACAGAAGTGCAGGTTAGATTGACTATTGGTCAGACCGAATCTGAGCCTATTAATTATCAGTGGTGCATTAATTGGCAGCCCAATCGTGTTACTAATTATAACGAAGTAATGGGGCGCAAAATTATCAATATCACTGAGGCTTTAGTGGTTCCTATGTTGCATCAAGCAATGGTCAAGTGGGCAAGAACGCTTGACATTTCATTTGAAGATTTCAGTGGTTTTTTGTTCAAAAAAGACGATGTTATTGGTGTTGCTATCTACGATAAGACAACTCCAAAAAAATTATGTCCAATTGAAGAATTACTTGGATGAGCATCAAAGTAGCACGAAGTTCACATTGGGTGATTCGAACTCTTGAAGGGAATGGTTTAGCCGTTTACTTAGGAGAAGATGAGCAAATTTATGTCAAAGACCAAAATGGGACCATTCAATTATTAAAAGAACTTCTCGGGTCGCTATCCTTAGATATTCCCGAAGGTGGTTTTCAAAGTGGAACTTCAGGAACATCGGGTAAAACAAACGGAACATCGGGCTCATCGGGAACGAGCGGTTCGAATGGTCAAGACGGAACATCAGGTCAAAACGGAGTCGATGGAACTTCAGGGTCATCAGGCTCATCAGGGAGTGCGGGTACGAGCGGGGTGGATGGAAGTTCAGGCTCTTCGGGTATTAGTGGTGTGGATGGAAGTTCAGGCTCTTCAGGAATTTCAGGTTTCAATGGTGTAGATGGTTCTTCGGGAACAAGCGGTAATGGTGGAACGAATGGTACGAGTGGTATTAATGGTACCTCAGGTTCTTCGGGAAAAGATGGAGATATTGGGGTTAAAGGAAGTAATGGAACATCGGGTTCTTCGGGTATTTGCGGTTCCTCAGGTACAAGCGGTAAAGGATATTCTTTTGAAGAAATTGAAAGTCGTTCTAAGACAATATTGGATTTTACAAAAAGTCAAATACTTTCCTTAAATTTGAATAATAACACGACCCTAAATTTTGCAGGTTTTCCTGTCGGAATATTTTATCTGATTGTGAAGCAAGGTATTGGTAATTACAGTGTTAATTTGCCTTACGTTGTCAAACAACCAAAAGGTTTTGAATATGTTCCAAGCATTTACCCAAATGCTGTAGATGTGTTACAATTTATGTGCGATGGCACATCATTTTATGTGATTGACTGTAAAAAAGAATTGCAATGACCAATATTTTAACCACGAGTTTAGGAAGAAACATTAATACCGTAGAGGGTAATGGTCTTGCTATATTCGTTGACGACACGGATTTCGTGTTGAAGTTAAAAGACGTTGATGGCAATATACAACCTGTAACAGACTTCACAGGTAGCGGTGGAACGAGCGGTGGTGGAATACAATCCATCAATGCCTTGACAGCACCCGCGCAATTTTTGGTGACAGGTACTTCAGGAAATGATTTTGCGGTACAGTCTTCAGGCAATACACATACCTTTAATTTGCCAAATGCGAGTACAAGCGCACGAGGTGTAGTTAGCACGGGCCCACAAACAATCAAAGGGATAAAAACATTTACAGACAATGCATTTTTTCAAGGCGATGTTGATATTTTAGGTACGCTTACAGCGGAAGCAAAATCGTTCTTGATTCCACACCCCGACCCTGACAAACAAGGGTGGGATTTACAACACGGAAACTTGGAGGGTGGCGAACACGGTATTTATCACCGTGGCCGTCTTCAGGGGACAAATATGATATATCTACCTTCATATTGGAAGTTTTTGGTGAGTCAGCATACCATTACGGTACACTTGACAAGTGCCAAAGGCAACTTCAATTATTTCGTAGAAGATGTGACTTTAGAAACTATTAGAATTGCAAAATCCGAGGGTGATTGGTACTCTTATGATTGCTATTTTATAATTCACGCTGAAAGACGAGATATTGGCAAATTGAAGGTGGAAATTACACCTCAAGAAAAGCAATATTGATGAAAAAAATACTCCATTTAATTCCTCACCTGAGCACGGGTGGGTGCCCCCAATTCGCTTACGATTTATTAAGAAAAACCAAAGATACCACAGATGCTTATGTGGTTGAATATGCATTTATTGCTTGGGACTATGTTGTGCAAAGAAATCGAATTATCGATTTGATGCAAGACAGATTTTTTTCTTTAGGAGAGCAGAAGGAGCAACTCTTTGACATTATTGATACGATTAAGCCCGATGTCATTCATATTCAAGAATTCCCTGAATATTTTATGGACGATGAAATCGCGCGTAAATTGTACAATAAGAATCGAGAATATGTAATTGTAGAAACGAGTCACGACAGTGGATTTAATCCCGCGAATAAGCGGTTTTTCTCAGACCATTTAGCATTGATAAGCCAATGGCAAATTGATAAATTCAAGGATTATGAAATACCGATTACTCTGTTAGAAAGTGACATTGAATACAAAACCAAAATTCCCAATCAGAGGGAACAAGGGTTATTAAAACTTGGATTGGACCCCAATAAAAAACACGTTTTGAACGTGGGTCTTTGGACAAGTAGAAAAAACCAAGCGGAAGCCTTACAGTATGCGAAAGAACTTGAATGGTGTTCTGATATCCAATTTCATTTTATTGGGAATCAGGCTCCTAATTTTGAGAATTATTGGGCTCCGTTGATGCACGACTTACCATCAAATGTGCAAGTTTGGGGTGAGAGGAGCGATGTGCATTCATTTTATGAGTGTATGGACCTGTTCCTCTTCACATCGCGAGGCACAAATGGCGATATGGAAACAAGTCCGTTGGTTCTCAGAGAGGCAACAGGACATCAAATGCCGATACTGATGTACAACCTCCCTGTGTATCTGAATTACTATGATAGGTTTTCGAACGTTAATTACCTCAGCGATTTCACAACCAACAAAAATTTAATTTTGTCACTATTGAAAATTGAAGAAGAATCTTCAAGCGAATTATTCAAATTTGATTACGCAATTGCTGATAATAAAATTTTCATCAACTATCAAAAAGACAGCAAAATCGAGGTTTGGTTTTCAATATGCGATACTGATACCAAACACGCAATTTATGCTTTCAAAGGGCAATTTGAATACAAATCTTCGATGTGGGTAATCCCTATCCCAAAAGATACTTTTGACACTATATACAACTCCAAAGGCAATTTCAGAGGTTTTGAAATATCTGTTTGGGACAGTTTGCAAGAGAACAAATTAGACAGCGAAATTATTTGGTTCAATCAGACTTTACCCATCCCAAATTTTAGAGTATTTGAAACAAATCCTTGGAATTTTACTTGGTCTAATTACAATGAAATGTTCATTGATAAATATTATGAAAAAACCAACATTGTAGTTGGTAAGGTTTGCTTAGATATTGGGGCAAATGATGGTTTATTTACTGAATGGTTAATTAGTCAAGGTGTTGAGAAAATTTATGCGATTGAATGCGACCCAAGGTGTATAAAATTTTTAAATAAAAAATTCAACTCAAATAAAAATGTGACTGTAATAAACAAGGCTCTATGGAAAGAAAATCAAAGTGAAATGAAACTTTATTATGTTGATGACACCTCGGTTTTTAGTAGTTTGAAAGAAGAAGGTAATTGTAAGGGTAAGAATTATTATGATGTTTGTTCTTGGGATTTTGAAACATTAATTAGTAAACACAACATCAATCAAATAGACTTATTTAAAATAGATATCGAGGGTGCGGAATATGAAGTATTTGAATCGATGACTGATGAGCAAATTAGTAAAATAAATTCGTTTTTGATTGAAATCCATTTAAATACAAATGGTCAAGTTTATAAAATAACTGATAGATTCAAAATGTTAGGTTATGAAATACAGTTCAGAGAGCATAAAAATAACAGTTTGATAAATAATGAATTGGAATGGAAAAATTATGAATGGGCTTATTTAACAGCAACCAAAAAAGTAAATTATTAAAATTAAATATATGACAAACATAGCAACCCCTTTATTTAGAGTAGAGTATGAAAAAGACGGCAACAAAATTTTTGTTTACTATCAAAATGAAAAACCAATTGATGTAAGTATATCCGTAGCAGACATCGATTCAAAACACGCGATTTATGCATTTGACTCTCATTTTAGAGATTATTCAGGCTGTTGGAATGTTCCTGTACCTGTAGCCGCTTTGAATCATTACAATCGGACAGGATACTTTAGGGGATATGAGGTTTCGATTTACACTTCGGATAGACTTACTCTGTTGGAACAACATACGATTTGGTATAATGAAAACGCTCCAAAATTTGATAGAGTATTATTCCCTACTGACCCTTGGAATTTGACTTGGATTAATTACACGGAAATGTTTGTTGAAGACTTCTACAACCCGCTTCAAATGAACATCAATGGAGTTTGTTTGGATATTGGCGCAAATGATGGTCTATACACAGAATATTTGCTTCGTAATGGAGCAGAACGGGTTTATGCAGTAGAATGTGACCCCCGTAGTATAAAGTTCCTTAACAAGCGTTTTAATGGCGATAAAAGGGTAGTTGTGGTTGACAAAGGATTATGGAATGCAAACCAAAATGGTGTAAAGTTGGCTTACAAAGAGGACACGAGCACAGTTTCATCTATCAAGACTGAAGTTCATCACTTTGATGAAAACAATTATTTTTACATTGATACTTGGGATTATGCGACTTTGAAGAGCAAAATGAATATCAGTAAAGTTGATTTTTTCAAGATTGATATTGAAGGTGCTGAATATGAAGTTTTCGAATCAATGACCGATGATGACATTTGTGAAATTGAAGGTTTTATGGTCGAGATTCATTGGAATTCAAATGGCCGTATTTATGGTATCACTGATAGACTTGAGAAATTAGGTTATTCAATTGAACTTCGCAGACATACGGTGGACAATGCCGTAGTAGAGAACCGTGACGAATGGAAAGATTACGACCTATGCACATTCTACGCTTCAAAAAAAAAAGAGCCACGGAAGTTTAGTTTAAGCATCCATCATTTGCAAACGAGTCTTTTTACTGATGTTGAAAGGCAAAGTCGTGACAAAATTGATTATTTAATTCATTTGTTGAAGAAAGATTCTCGTTTTAGTGAGGTCTATTGGAGTCGTCATATCAATACTCCTTGGAAGGAATTACCAACTAAAGAGAATTGTAAAAGACCAAATGCGTTGTCGATGGAAAAATTTCCAAATGGCATAAATGAATATGGAGAAACTGCGCTGACACCCGCTCACTATGGCTGCTTTAGAGCATTTAATGATGCTATTCAGATGCATTTCAACAAGGACTATTCAGCGACGTTGATATTTGAGGGTGACGCGGATATTCGAGATGTGTATTCGTTTATTGAATGCCTATACCTTGCCCTGTGTGAGGCAGACAAAAATGAAATAGATTTCATTTCATTTGGAGGAGCGTATCATTTGGAGACAGGCGAATTATTAGCACATCCCGTGGAGAGAATTGATTCCTTAAATTTTGGGTGGATTTCAAAACACGTTCCATTTGCACATTCGATAATTATTCCTCAGAGATACATCAAACAGATGATGCACGCCTTTGCAACTGAGCCTTGGGATGTTGCTGATTTATTTTTTATGAATCATTTTAATATGCATCCAAACAGGAGACAATTTGTAAGCGAAATTCAACTGAGTCATCAAATTGATGGATATTCATTAATCGATAAAAAAGTCAAAAATTACTTAATCAAATGAGAATAGCACATATTCAACCAAGCGTAATTTCAGTCCCCCCTAACGGATGGGGGGCAATTGAAAAAATCATTTGGGAATACAAAATGGTTTTGAATCAGTTAGGACACGTCTGCGAAGTAGTCAATTTGCAGGATTTGAAGGCTGAAGAATGGGATATCATCCATTGCCATATGTTTGACCAAGCATTATGGTTGGCTGAACAAAAAGTTCCATATTTTTATTCGCACCACGACCATCATTCGATGGTTTGGGGTGAAGAAAGTGCTAATTATCAATTAAATCTAAAAGCAATGAGACTTGCTGAGATTGCCTTTGTTCACGCACAAAGTAGTATTGAGATGTTTAAAAATATCCCTTATTATTTGAGTCACGGTGTGAATACTGAATTCTTTGATTTTATAAGGCCGAAAAATATTGATGAACCGAATATTATTATTGTCGGGAACAATGGTTTGGCGGGAACTGAGCAAGTCTTTGACCGAAAAGGTTTCAGGTATGCAATTGAGGCCGCACGTGAATTAAAATGGACAATTACTATGGTTGGTCCCAAAGCAACCCAAGAACAGTTTCTGAAGGAAAATCCCGATTTGCAGTATGAAAAACTAAGGTTGGTTTTTGATGCGGACGAGGAGCGGTTGAAGAAAGAATTACAGAATGCTCATTTAATGATTCACGCTACGTTTGTAGAGGCAGGTCATCCACCTTTAACACCTTTGGAAGCAATGTCTTGCGGGGTCCCTGTAATTGGTACACCAATGGGTATTGATGTGCCTCAAATAATATGTGAAAGAACTACCGAAAGCGTAGTAGAAGGAATTAAACAATTCGTATTTCAAAGAAATTCATTAATTGCAGAAGCACGCCTAATTGCTGAAAATTACGATTGGAAAATTATTGTTGAAAATAATTTATTGAAATGGTATTTTCAGGTCTTGGACCGAAACAATATGGCTAATACGGCCCGTAGAATTTACCATCAATCGACCATAAATAAAGTGCAAGACACTATGATGTTCAAGTACTTAGATGGTGCGAGAGTGGATTTGGTTGGTAGTAGCGATAAAACGTATAAGGCCGAACTTTCGGTTCGGGATGAGCACTTAGGAATTATTTTCAGTGCAGATTTAAAATGCGGTATGTATGCTCAGGGTGCAATGAAATATCATAGATATTGGGAATGGAAAATTACGGATGAAAAAGGGAACGAATTTTTACATCCATATGATGCGACGGACAAACGTGTTTATGTGGCGATTGAAAGTTCAAGTTTAGGAGACTCTTTGGCTTGGGTCCCAATAGTTGATGAGTTTAGAAAGGTGCACAATTGCAAAATGATTATCAGCACTTTTTGGAACGATATGTTCAGGGATGCATACCCTGAAATGGAATTTATCAGGGCGGGAACACCCGTTAATAATATTTATGCAATGTACAGGATTGGTTGGTATTACGAGAACGACGGTTTAGAGGTACATTATGGACATCACTCACGCGATTTCCGCAAATTTTCTTTGCAAGGTACAGCCTGTGATATTTTAGGTCTTCCTGACATCGAAATAAAACCAAAATTAAAGGAAATTGAAGGGCAAAAAAATGATAAAAAATATGTAGTTATTGCACCTCACGCTTCGAGCCATTGTAAATATTGGCACAACGAAGAAGGATGGTCTAAAGTTGTCGAATTTTTAAACGAGTTAGGTTATGAGGTTTGGAACATCTCAAAGGAGTCTGCATCAAGCGATTGGGAGAATTCTAAGTTGCCAAAAAATGCATTAAAAAACGTAATTGATAAGACGGGAGACATACATATAGACGAAAGGATTTCTCAAATAAAATCCTCATCTTTGTTTATTGGATTAGGAAGCGGACTTTCTTGGTTGGCTTGGGCCTGTGATACACCTGTTGTTCTGATAAGTGGTTTCTCACGGCCTATAAGCGAATTTAGTGATTGCACCCGCGTTTTTAATCAAAATGTGTGTAATGGATGCTTTAACGATTACAGGCTTGACGCGGGTAATTGGAATTGGTGCCCTAAATATGAAAATACTGACAAAATGTATGAATGCAGTAAGTCAATTACACCTGAACAGGTAATTGACGCAATTAGGAAAACACTAAACAAGCACCAAACAGCACCCGATGGCTAAAAACATTTTAATAACACCCTATAGGAATTCCACGAATCCTTTAGAGTTGCCGAAAATAGACTTTATTAATGGCTCGACTGCCATTACACTTCAAGTTGAAGAAACCTCACAGTCGTTAACTTTTGTTGGTTCTGCAGGCACACTGTTGCAAATCAATAATGATTTAACAGGCACGACAATATCAACCAAAAACATTGCAATTACAGGTGTAATTAAAAACACAGGTATAACCTCGAATTCGGGGCTCAATGATTTTGTGGTAGTTGATATTGCTACGGGTCAGTTTTATTACCGTAGTGCACCAACGGGCACTTCAGGTAGTTCAGGTCAAAGTGGAACAAGCGGAACCTCGGGAGCAAACGGCTCTTCGGGCACCTCGGGAGCAAGCGGTTCAAGTGGTACTTCAGGAGCAAATGGCTCATCAGGTACTTCGGGAGCAAACGGCTCAAGTGGTACTTCAGGAGTGAACGGTACATCGGGAACATCGGCATCAAGTGGTACATCAGGAGCAAATGGCTCTTCGGGTACTTCAGGTGATTCAGGTAGTTCAGGTACGTCAGGAGCAAATGGCTCATCAGGCACTTCGGGAGCAAACGGTTCATCGGGAACATCGGGCGCAAACGGCTCAAGTGGAACATCGGGTAACTCGGGTTCATCGGGAACATCGGGTGCAAATGGTTCATCAGGTACGTCAGGTGAAAGTGGTTCTTCAGGTACTTCAGGGTCGAATGGTTCATCAGGAACTTCGGGTTCAAGCGGAACTTCAGGGAACTCAGGCTCTTCAGGTACGTCGGGTGACTCAGGTTCTTCGGGTACTTCAGGTGCTAACGGCACTTCAGGAACTTCGGGTGAAAGTGGCTCAAGTGGAACATCGGGTAATTCAGGTTCGTCAGGAACATCGGGTAACTCAGGTTCATCAGGCACATCAGGAGCAAACGGTTCTTCGGGAACATCAGGTGCAAGTGGTGCAGAAATTACAGATGGTTGGGATTGGGGAACTCCTGTTAACAGTACGAAAATGTATTCAAGTAATGGAAACTTGGATTCATCAACTGTATTATTAAATATTTCGGAAACCTCTTTATCATTGACCGATTATGCAAGTCAATTTGCATTGATGGGAGTTGGGTCTCGAATCACTACAAGAGGGGGCCTTTTTGCGGCAAATGTTACAAATTGGGAAGTTACCTCAGTTACAGATGCGGGAACGTATTACGAATTCGGAGTTGTATATCTTTCAGGTACACAATGGACTCCAACTTCAGGAGATGATATTTTATGTGATTTTGCAATTGCAGGTAAATCGGGTTCAAGTGGAACAGCGGGTACCTCAGGGCAAAATGGCTCTTCGGGTACTTCAGGAGCGAATGGTACATCAGGTACTGCAGGAACAACGGGTTCATCAGGTACTTCAGGTGCAGGTGTAGCAAACTATTATGCTCAATATAGCAGTAGCCAATCACAACCATTATTGGCTGTAAATACACCTCAGGTAGTTACTTATGACACGGTTGAAATTGAAAATGGTATTTCGTTTTCAGGTGGACAAATCACTGTTCAATACTCGGGTATTTACGAATTTACTTTTTCTCCTCAAGTAGAAAAAACGCAAGGTGGTACAGCAGTAAACGTCGACTTTTTTATAAGGAAAAATGGCTTTGATGTTATTCGAACGGATTCAATACTCGGATTAGTATCTAATAGTTCGACACAACTTCCGTTTGTTGCATTGACGTTGGAATTATTGCAAAATGATTTTATTGAATTATTATTTGCATCAACCACCACCTTTGTACAGTTAACTGCGGTTGGCGCAAAGACAACACCATTTATTGCGCCCGCAGCACCATCAATTATTGTTTCATTGAAAAATATTGGTGTAGCCGCAGTTGCATATACATCAACATCAGGTACTTCGGGTCAAAGTGGTACTGCGGGAGTTTCGGGGTCTTCAGGAACATCAGGTTCTACAGGTTCAAGCGGAACGTCAGGAGAAAGCGGCACAAGTGGTACATCAGGTTCTACAGGTTCAAGTGGTACATCGGGAGAAAATGGTTCAAGTGGAACTTCGGGTTCTACAGGTTCAAGCGGTACATCGGGAGAATCAGGTTCAAGCGGAACTTCAGGAGAAAACGGTTCAAGCGGAACTTCGGGTTCTGCAGGTTCAAGTGGAACATCAGGTTCTACAGGTTCAAGCGGAACTTCAGGAGAAAGCGGCTCAAGCGGTACATCAGGGTCTTCAGGAACATCGGCATCAAGTGGCACATCAGGTTCTACAGGTTCGAGCGGTACATCGGGTTCTGCAGGTTCAAGTGGAACTTCAGGTTCTACAGGTTCATCAGGAACTTCAGGAGAAAGCGGCTCAAGTGGAACTTCAGGTTCTACAGGTTCATCAGGAACTTCAGGAGAAAGCGGCTCAAGCGGTACATCAGGTGAAAGTGGTTCAAGCGGTACATCAGGTGATAGCGGTTCAAGCGGAACTTCAGGAGAAAGCGGTTCAAGCGGAACTTCAGGAGAAAGCGGTTCAAGTGGAACTTCAGGAGAATCAGGTTCAAGTGGAACTTCAGGTACATCGGCATCGAGTGGAACGTCAGGTTCTACAGGTAGTTCGGGCACTTCGGGAGAAAATGGTTCAAGTGGAACGTCAGGTTCTACAGGGACTTCGGGTTCTTCAGGAAGTTCAGGTACTTCAGGAGAAAATGGCTCATCAGGTACAAGCGGTGAATCAGGAACCTCGGGAACTTCAGGTTCGAGCGGTAGTACGGGTACATCAGGTTCTGCGGGCACAAGTGGCAGCACAGGAACCTCAGGTTCTACAGGTTCATCAGGAACAAGCGGTTCTTCAGGTACTTCGGGCGAAAATGGCTCAAGCGGTACTTCAGGTTCAGCGGGCTCAAGCGGCACTTCGGGCGAAAATGGCTCAAGTGGTACGTCAGGTTCATCAGGGACTTCGGGTTCTACAGGGACAAGCGGTGAATCAGGAACGTCGGGAACTGCGGGTTCAAGCGGTAGTACAGGTACATCAGGTTCTGCGGGCACAAGTGGTAGCACAGGTACTTCGGGTTCTGCGGGTTCAAGCGGAACAAGCGGCTCTTCAGGCACTTCGGGCGAAAATGGCTCAAGCGGTACTTCAGGTTCAACGGGCTCAAGCGGAACAAGCGGTAGCACAGGAACTTCAGGTTCTACGGGTACAAGTGGTTCAAGCGGTAGCACAGGCTCAAGTGGGTCTTCGGGCGAATCAGGAACTTCAGGTTCTACGGGCACTTCGGGTTCTACAGGTTCTTCAGGAACAAGTGGTGAATCAGGAACATCAGGCACTACGGGTTCAAGCGGTTCGACAGGTTCTTCAGGAACGTCGGGCTCAAGTGGTACATCGGCATCAAGTGGAACGAGCGGCTCATCAGGTATAAATGGTTCTTCAGGAACTTCAGGAAGCACAGGTACTTCGGGTTCTGCAGGAACTTCAGGTGCAAATGGCTCTTCAGGAACAAGCGGAAGCGCAGGTTCAAGTGGAACAAGTGGTTCTACGGGTTCTTCAGGCACTTCGGGTAGTTCAGGAACGTCCGCATCAAGCGGTTCAAGTGGTTCAAGCGGCTCTACGGGGTCAAGCGGAACTTCAGGTTCATCAGGAACTTCAGGCGCAAATGGCTCTTCAGGAACAAGCGGAAGTGCGGGTTCAAGTGGAACAAGCGGTTCAACAGGTTCTTCAGGGACATCAGGTTCAAGTGGTACATCCGCATCAAGCGGCTCAAGCGGTTCAACAGGTTCTTCAGGAACATCAGGAAGCGCAGGCTCATCAGGAACTTCAGGCGCGAATGGTTCTTCAGGAACAAGCGGTTCATCAGCAACATCGGGTTCAGCAGGTTCAAGTGGTTCTGCGGGTACTTCAGGTAGTTCAGCAACATCAGGTTCTTCAGGGTCTTCAGGCACTTCAGGTAGTTCAGGTACCTCAGGGGCTAACGGTTCATCGGGAACAAGTGGCTCATCAGGAACGAGTGGTTCTACAGGTTCAAGCGGCACATCGGGTGCCAATGGTTCATCGGGAACATCGGGTTCTTCAGGAACAAGCGGTTCTGCGGGTTCAAGTGGCTCTACAGGCTCATCGGGAACATCAGGCTCTTCAGGAACAAGTGGTTCTGCGGGGTCAAGTGGCTCTACGGGCTCTTCGGGAACAAGCGGCTCTTCGGGTTCAAGTGGAACATCAGGTGCAAATGGTTCGAGCGGAACTGCAGGTTCAAGTGGTACATCAGGTTCTTCAGGAACAAGCGGAAGCGCGGGTTCAAGTGGAACATCAGGTGCAAATGGCTCTTCAGGTACTGCAGGTTCGTCAGGAACAAGCGGAAGCGCAGGCTCAAGTGGTTCTGCAGGTACGTCGGGAGCAAATGGCTCTTCAGGGACTTCGGGTAGTTCAGGTTCAAGTGGCTCCACAGGTTCAAGTGGAACATCGGGAAGTTCAGGTTCTACAGGAACTTCAGGGTCTTCAGGAACATCGGCATCAAGTGGAACTTCAGGTTCTTCAGGAAGTGCAGGAACGTCAGGAGCAAATGGTTCTTCAGGAACATCAGGGTCAAGCGGTAGTTCGGGTTCAACAGGTTCGTCAGGAACATCGGGTGCAAATGGCTCATCGGGAACAAGTGGTTCTGCGGGTTCAAGTGGCTCTACAGGTTCTTCAGGAACATCAGGGTCTTCAGGAACTTCAGGTTCTACAGGTTCAAGCGGTTCTGCAGGTACATCAGGTAGTTCGGCAACTTCAGGCTCTTCAGGTTCTTCAGGAACAAGCGGAAGTGCAGGAACATCAGGTGCAAATGGCTCTTCAGGGACTTCGGGTTCATCAGGAACAAGCGGAAGCACGGGTTCAAGCGGTTCTGCGGGTACATCAGGTGCAAACGGCTCTTCGGGCACTTCAGGCTCCACAGGTTCAAGCGGAACTTCAGGTTCTGCAGGTTCAAGTGGTTCTACAGGCTCTTCAGGAACATCGGGTTCTACAGGTTCAAGTGGTTCAACGGGCTCTTCAGGGACTTCGGGTTCATCAGGAACAAGCGGAAGCGCGGGTTCAAGCGGTTCTGCGGGCACTTCAGGTGCCAACGGCTCTTCAGGAACTTCAGGCTCTTCAGGTACAAGCGGAAACGCAGGCTCTTCAGGTACATCAGGTTCATCAGGCTCAAGTGGTTCTGCAGGGACAAGCGGTTCTACAGGTTCATCAGGAACAAGTGGCTCTGCAGGTTCAAGTGGAACATCAGGTTCAGCGGGTTCAAGTGGTTCAACAGGTTCCTCAGGTACTTCAGGCGCAAATGGCTCTTCAGGTACTTCAGGCTCTTCAGGAACTTCGGGAAGCACAGGTTCAAGTGGCTCTTCAGGGTCTACAGGCTCATCAGGAACTTCAGGTTCATCAGGAACGAGTGGTTCTACGGGTTCAAGCGGTTCTACAGGTTCTTCAGGAACAAGCGGTAGCGCAGGTTCATCGGGAACATCGGGCGCAAATGGTTCGAGCGGAACATCGGGCTCATCAGGAACTTCAGGGTCTACAGGTTCTTCAGGAACTGCAGGCTCATCAGGTACTTCAGGAACAAGAGGTTCTTCAGGTACAAGCGGAAGTACGGGTTCAAGTGGTTCTACAGGTTCTTCAGGTACTTCAGGCTCAAGCGGCACAAGTGGAAGCGCAGGCTCTTCGGGCTCTGCAGGTACTTCAGGTGCAAACGGGTCATCAGGAACGTCAGGTTCAAGCGGTACAAGTGGTAGCACGGGCTCAAGTGGTTCTTCAGGTTCTACAGGCACTTCAGGAACGGCAGGCTCTTCAGGAACAAGTGGAAGCGCGGGTTCAAGCGGTTCAACAGGTTCTTCAGGGTCAAGCGGAACAGCAGGCTCGTCAGGAACATCAGGAGCGAATGGGTCCTCAGGCACTTCAGGTTCAAGTGGTTCTTCAGGTTCAACAGGTTCTTCGGGAACATCAGGGTCTTCAGGAACAAGCGGAAGCGCAGGTTCAAGCGGTTCTACAGGTTCTTCGGGCTCAAGTGGTACTGCAGGTTCTTCAGGAACATCGGCATCAAGTGGTAGCGCAGGAACTTCAGGTTCATCAGGAACTTCGGGTGCAAACGGTTCAAGCGGAACGAGCGGAAGCGCAGGTTCATCAGGAACCTCGGGCTCTTCAGGTTCTGCAGGAACTTCAGGTATAAATGGTTCTTCAGGAACATCGGGGTCTTCAGGGACATCGGGTTCTTCAGGTTCAAGTGGTTCAACAGGCTCAAGTGGAACAAGCGGTAGCGCGGGTTCAAGCGGTTCTACAGGTTCATCGGGCTCAAGCGGAACTGCGGGTTCATCAGGAACTTCAGGCGCAAATGGTTCTTCAGGAACGAGCGGAAGCGCAGGTTCATCAGGAACATCAGGTTCAAGCGGAACATCAGGAACTGCAGGTTCAAGCGGAACGTCGGGTACAAGAGGTTCAAGTGGAACGAGTGGCAGCACAGGTTCAAGCGGTTCTACGGGTTCTTCAGGCACCTCAGGTTCTTCAGGAACTTCAGGAGCAAACGGTTCATCAGGGACTTCAGGTTCAAGCGGAACAAGTGGTTCTGCGGGCTCTTCAGGCACTTCGGGTTCAAGCGGAACAAGCGGTAGCACAGGGTCAAGTGGGTCAACAGGTTCAAGTGGCACAAGCGGTAGCGCAGGTTCTTCAGGAACATCAGGTTCTGCAGGTTCCTCAGGTACTTCAGGCGCAAATGGTTCAAGCGGAACAAGCGGAAGCGCAGGTTCTTCGGGTTCTACGGGCTCATCAGGTACCTCAGGTTCAAGCGGAACAAGCGGTAGCGCAGGCTCAAGCGGTTCTACAGGTTCAAGTGGAACATCAGGCTCGGCAGGTTCAAGTGGCTCAACAGGTTCATCAGGTTCTTCAGGAACTGCAGGCTCTTCAGGAACATCAGGAGCAAACGGCTCAAGTGGCACATCGGGCTCTTCAGGAAGCGCGGGCTCTTCGGGTTCTACAGGAAGTTCAGGAACCTCAGGTTCAAGTGGAACGAGCGGTAGCACAGGTTCTTCGGGTTCTACGGGCTCTTCAGGCACATCAGGCTCAAGCGGAACATCCGCGTCAAGTGGTTCTTCGGGTACATCGGGTTCCGCAGGTTCTTCAGGAACTTCGGGAGCAAATGGCTCTTCAGGAACTTCGGGCTCTGCAGGAAGTGCGGGCTCAAGCGGTTCAACAGGCTCTTCAGGCACATCAGGCTCAAGCGGAACATCAGGAAGTACGGGTTCAAGTGGCTCTACGGGTTCGTCAGGAACTTCGGGTTCTTCAGCAACATCAGGCTCTGCGGGTTCTTCGGGAACAGCAGGCTCGTCAGGTTCTTCGGGAACTTCGGGCGCAAACGGCTCAAGTGGTACTTCAGGTTCTGCAGGTTCTACAGGCTCAAGTGGTACTTCGGGCTCCTCAGGAACTTCGGGCACAGCGGGTTCAAGTGGTACTTCGGGCACAGCGGGTTCAAGTGGTACTTCAGGCACAAGGGGTTCGAGCGGTACTTCAGGAAGTACAGGCTCAAGCGGTTCTACGGGTTCATCAGGAACGAGTGGTTCTTCAGGCACCTCGGGTGCAAACGGTTCAAGCGGAACTTCGGGTTCTTCAGGTAGTGCGGGGTCAAGTGGCTCTACAGGCTCATCAGGAACTTCAGGTTCAAGCGGTACAAGTGGTAGTACAGGTTCTTCAGGCTCTACGGGTTCTTCAGGGACATCAGGTTCATCAGCAACTTCGGGCTCTGCAGGTTCGTCAGGGACTTCAGGAAGTGCGGGTTCATCAGGTACTTCGGGGGCAAATGGGTCGAGCGGAACAAGCGGTAGCGCAGGTTCTTCGGGTTCTACAGGTTCATCAGGAACCTCAGGTTCAAGCGGAACAAGCGGAAGTGCAGGCTCAAGCGGTTCAACGGGTTCAAGCGGAACATCAGGCTCTGCAGGTTCAAGTGGAACGAGCGGTTCTGCAGGTTCTTCAGGAAGTGCGGGCTCATCAGGTACATCAGGTGCAAATGGTTCAAGCGGAACAAGCGGAAGCGCGGGTTCTTCAGGAAGCACAGGTTCATCAGGAACATCGGGTTCTTCAGGAACAAGCGGTAGCACGGGTTCTTCGGGGTCTACAGGCTCAAGCGGAACAAGCGGTAGCGCAGGTTCTTCAGGAACATCGGCATCAAGTGGAAGTTCAGGAAGCGCAGGTACATCAGGAAGTTCAGGAACATCGGGGGCCAACGGCTCAAGCGGTACTTCAGGTTCTGCAGGTAGTGCGGGCTCAAGTGGTTCTACAGGGTCAAGTGGTACTTCGGGTTCATCAGGAACAAGTGGTAGCACGGGTTCAAGTGGTTCTACAGGCTCATCAGGAACTTCAGGTTCGAGTGGAACAAGTGGTAGTGCAGGTTCAAGCGGAACTTCAGGTTCTTCGGGAACTTCGGGCACAGCGGGGTCAAGCGGTACTTCAGGAACAAGAGGTTCGTCAGGAACTTCAGGTTCGACAGGTTCATCAGGTTCTACGGGCTCATCAGGTTCTACAGGAACTTCAGGCTCAAGCGGTTCGTCAGGAACTTCAGGAGCAAACGGTTCAAGTGGTACAAGCGGTAGTGCGGGCTCATCAGGTTCTACAGGTTCTTCAGGCACATCAGGCTCAAGCGGTACATCAGGAAGCGCGGGTTCAAGCGGCTCTACGGGGTCATCAGGAACATCAGGTTCTTCAGCAACTTCGGGTTCTGCAGGTTCATCAGGAACTGCAGGCTCTTCAGGTTCTTCGGGAACTTCAGGTGCAAATGGCTCAAGCGGTTCAAGCGGAACAAGTGGTAGTTCAGGTTCATCAGGCTCTACAGGTTCTTCAGGAACATCAGGTTCAAGCGGAACAAGCGGAAGCGCGGGTTCTTCGGGTTCAACGGGTTCAAGCGGTACAAGCGGCTCTTCAGGAACATCGGCATCAAGCGGAAGTTCAGGAAGCGCAGGCACATCAGGTAGTTCGGGTACTTCAGGAGCAAATGGTTCAAGTGGCTCAAGTGGAACAAGTGGTTCTTCAGGAAGCGCAGGTTCAACAGGGTCATCAGGTTCATCAGGAACTTCGGGTTCGAGCGGTACAAGTGGTTCAACAGGTTCAAGCGGCTCTACGGGCTCAAGTGGGTCTACGGGTACATCGGGTTCAAGCGGTTCAAGCGGAACTTCGGGAGTAAATGGTTCAAGTGGTTCATCAGGAACAAGTGGTAGTGCAGGTTCAAGTGGAACAAGTGGTTCTGCGGGTTCATCAGGAACATCAGGCTCTGCAGGCTCTTCGGGAACTTCAGGCACAGCGGGTTCAAGTGGAACATCAGGAACACGTGGTTCTTCAGGTTCATCAGGCTCTACAGGTTCTTCAGGTACTTCGGGTTCATCAGGAACAAGTGGTAGCACGGGTTCATCAGGCTCTACAGGTTCAAGCGGAACGTCGGGCTCATCAGGAACATCAGCATCAAGCGGAAGTTCAGGAAGCGCGGGTACATCGGGCTCAAGCGGAACTTCAGGAGCAAATGGCTCGTCAGGTACTTCGGGCTCTTCAGGAAGTGCGGGCTCAAGCGGTTCAACAGGTTCTTCGGGCACATCAGGCTCAAGCGGTACATCAGGAAGCGCGGGTTCAAGTGGTTCTACAGGTTCTTCGGGAACAAGCGGTAGCGCAGGTTCTTCAGGCACATCGGGTTCTGCAGGCTCGTCAGGCACGTCAGGTGCAAATGGCTCAAGTGGTACTTCGGGGTCTGCGGGTAGTGCGGGTTCATCGGGCTCTACGGGTTCATCAGGGACATCAGGTTCAAGCGGTACATCAGGAAGCGCAGGTTCTTCAGGCTCTACAGGTTCTTCAGGAACGAGTGGTAGCGCGGGTTCTTCAGGTACATCAGGTTCTGCGGGCTCTTCAGGCACATCAGGTGCAAACGGTTCAAGTGGTACAAGCGGAAGCGCAGGTTCAAGCGGTTCTACGGGTTCGAGCGGTACGAGCGGGTCAAGCGGAACAAGTGGTAGTACAGGTTCAAGCGGTTCAACAGGCTCAAGTGGAACAAGCGGAAGCACAGGCTCTTCAGGCACATCGGGCTCGGCAGGTTCTTCAGGAACATCAGGCTCGGCAGGTTCTTCAGGAACATCAGGCACAGCAGGTTCGAGTGGTACTTCAGGAACACGTGGTTCTTCAGGTTCATCAGGTTCTACAGGAACGAGCGGTTCAAGCGGAACAAGCGGTAGCACAGGTTCAAGCGGTTCAACGGGTTCGAGCGGAACAAGTGGAAGTACAGGTTCTTCAGGCTCTACAGGCTCAAGTGGAACATCAGGTTCAAGCGGAACAAGTGGAAGCACAGGTTCAAGCGGCTCAACGGGTTCAAGTGGTACTTCGGGTTCATCAGGAACATCAGCATCAAGCGGAAGTTCAGGAAGTGCGGGTACCTCAGGTAGTTCAGGCACTTCAGGGGCAAATGGGTCGAGTGGCTCAAGCGGAACAGCAGGTTCTTCAGGAAGCGCAGGTTCTTCGGGTTCTACAGGTTCTTCAGGAACAAGCGGTTCATCAGGAACAAGTGGTAGCGCAGGTTCTTCAGGCTCTACAGGCTCAAGCGGAACAAGCGGTAGCGCAGGTTCATCAGGCACATCGGGTTCTGCAGGCTCTTCAGGCACATCAGGTGCAAATGGTTCAAGTGGCACAAGCGGTTCAAGCGGAAGCGCAGGTTCTTCGGGTTCTACAGGAAGTTCAGGAACCTCAGGTTCAAGTGGCACAAGTGGTAGCACAGGTTCAAGCGGGTCAACAGGTTCAAGCGGAACGAGCGGTAGCGCAGGTTCTTCAGGAACATCAGGCTCGGCAGGTTCTTCAGGAACATCAGGCACAGCGGGCTCTTCAGGCACGTCAGGCACAGCAGGTTCAAGTGGTACTTCGGGAACACGTGGTTCTTCAGGTTCATCAGGTTCTACAGGAACAAGCGGTTCAAGCGGAACAAGTGGAAGCACAGGCTCAAGCGGCTCTACAGGCTCAAGTGGTACTTCGGGTTCGTCAGGAACATCGGCATCAAGTGGAAGTTCAGGAAGTGCGGGTACCTCAGGTAGTTCAGGCACTTCAGGGGCAAATGGCTCGAGTGGCTCAAGCGGAACATCAGGGTCTTCAGGAAGCGCAGGTTCTTCAGGTTCTACAGGTTCTTCGGGAACAAGCGGTTCATCAGGAACAAGTGGTAGCACGGGCTCAAGCGGTTCTACAGGCTCAAGTGGGTCTACGGGAACATCGGGCTCAAGCGGAACTTCAGGGGTAAATGGGTCAAGTGGTTCTTCAGGAACTTCGGGTTCTGCGGGCTCATCAGGAACGTCAGGTTCTGCGGGCTCTTCGGGAACGAGCGGAAGCGCAGGTTCAAGCGGAAGCACAGGTTCATCAGGTTCTACAGGCTCATCAGGAACGTCGGGTTCTGCGGGCTCATCAGGAACGTCAGGTTCTGCGGGCTCTTCGGGAACTTCAGGCACAGCAGGTTCAAGTGGAACATCAGGAACTCGAGGTTCTTCAGGTTCATCAGGTTCTACAGGCACTTCAGGCTCAAGCGGAACAAGTGGAAGCACAGGTTCAAGCGGGTCAACGGGCTCAAGCGGAACAAGTGGAAGTACAGGTTCAAGCGGTTCGACAGGTTCAAGTGGAACAAGTGGAAGTACAGGTTCATCGGGTTCTACGGGTTCAAGCGGTACGAGTGGCTCATCAGGAACATCGGCATCAAGCGGAAGTTCAGGAAGTGCAGGTACGTCAGGTAGTTCAGGAACATCAGGAGCAAACGGCTCATCAGGCTCATCAGGAACTGCAGGTTCGTCAGGTAGCGCAGGTTCTACAGGTTCTTCAGGTTCCTCAGGAACTTCGGGTTCATCAGGAACAAGCGGAAGCGCGGGTTCAACAGGTTCATCGGGCTCAAGTGGGTCTACGGGAACATCGGGCTCAAGTGGCTCAAGCGGTACATCAGGTGCAAATGGCTCGAGCGGCTCAAGCGGAACAAGCGGTAGTGCGGGCTCATCAGGAACTTCGGGTTCTGCAGGCTCATCAGGAACGTCAGGTTCTGCAGGCTCTTCGGGAACTTCAGGTACAGCGGGGTCAAGTGGAACGTCAGGAACGCGCGGTTCGTCAGGTTCATCAGGTTCAACGGGTTCTTCAGGAACTTCAGGCTCAAGCGGAACAAGTGGAAGTACAGGTTCATCAGGTTCAACGGGTTCAAGCGGAACCTCAGGCTCATCAGGAACATCGGCATCAAGCGGAAGTTCAGGAAGCGCGGGAACATCGGGCTCAAGCGGAACTTCAGGGGCTAATGGCTCGAGTGGAACAAGCGGTTCGAGCGGAAGCGCGGGTTCTTCAGGTAGCACAGGTTCATCGGGAACATCAGGCTCATCGGGTACGAGCGGAAGCACGGGTTCTTCAGGTTCTACGGGTTCAAGCGGAACAGCGGGTTCAAGCGGTACTTCGGGTTCTTCAGGCTCAAGTGGCTCTGCAGGTACATCGGGCGCAAATGGTTCTTCAGGAACTTCAGGTTCAAGTGGAAGCGCAGGCTCATCAGGGTCTACGGGCTCAAGCGGAACGAGTGGCTCTGCGGGTTCATCAGGAACAGCAGGAACTTCGGGGTCTTCGGGTACTTCAGGTACAGCAGGTTCAAGTGGTACTTCGGGTACACGGGGTTCATCAGGTTCTTCAGGGTCTACAGGAACTTCGGGTTCAAGCGGAACTTCAGGGGCAAATGGCTCAAGTGGAACGAGTGGCTCAAGTGGAAGCGCGGGCTCATCAGGCTCTACGGGCTCAAGCGGAACAAGTGGTAGCACGGGTTCTTCGGGCTCTACAGGGTCATCAGGAACAAGTGGTTCTTCAGGTACATCAGGCTCAAGCGGTAGCGCGGGTTCAAGCGGTAGCGCAGGAACATCAGGAGCAAATGGCTCAAGTGGAACGAGTGGTTCTGCAGGAAGCGCAGGTTCTTCGGGTAGCACAGGTTCATCAGGAACTGCAGGTTCAAGTGGTACGGCAGGTTCTTCGGGTAGTGCAGGCTCAAGCGGGTCTACGGGTTCAAGCGGAACTTCGGGTTCAAGTGGCTCATCAGGAACATCAGGAGCGAATGGCTCAAGCGGTTCAAGCGGAACAAGTGGTTCTGCGGGCTCTTCAGGCACATCAGGAACTGCAGGCTCAAGCGGAACATCAGGAACTCGAGGTTCTTCAGGTTCATCAGGTTCTACAGGCTCAAGTGGGTCTACGGGTACGTCAGGCTCGAGCGGCTCAAGCGGAAGCGCGGGTACCTCAGGGGCAAACGGCTCAAGTGGTACAAGTGGGTCTTCAGGAAGTGCAGGTTCTACAGGGTCTTCGGGTTCATCAGGAACATCGGGTTCAAGCGGAACAAGCGGAAGTGCAGGTTCAAGCGGCTCTACAGGCTCAAGTGGCTCTACGGGCACTTCAGGCTCAAGTGGCTCGAGCGGAAGTGCAGGCACATCGGGTGCAAATGGCTCAAGTGGTACAAGTGGTTCTGCAGGAAGTGCGGGTTCAAGTGGGTCTACGGGTTCGTCAGGAACTGCAGGTTCCTCAGGAACGAGCGGTAGTGCGGGCTCAAGCGGCTCTACAGGCTCAAGTGGGTCTACAGGTACGTCAGGTTCCTCAGGCTCTTCAGGCACATCAGGAACTGCAGGTTCAAGCGGAACATCAGGAACTCGAGGTTCTTCAGGTTCTTCAGGTTCTACAGGCTCAAGTGGCTCTACGGGTACTTCAGGTTCAAGCGGAAGCGCGGGTACATCGGGTGCAAACGGTTCTTCAGGAACATCAGGCTCAAGCGGAAGTACAGGTTCAAGTGGCTCTACAGGGTCAAGTGGAACATCAGGTTCTTCAGGAAGTGCGGGTTCTACAGGTTCTTCAGGGTCTTCAGGAACAGCGGGTTCATCAGGAACATCGGCATCAAGCGGAAGTTCAGGAAGCGCAGGTACTTCAGGGGCCAACGGTTCTTCGGGTACTTCGGGCTCATCAGGAAGCGCGGGTTCTACGGGTTCATCAGGCTCAAGCGGAACAGCGGGCTCATCAGGAAGCGCAGGTTCAAGTGGTTCTACGGGTTCAAGCGGCACCGCAGGTTCAAGCGGAACTTCAGGTACACGCGGTTCATCAGGCTCAAGCGGTTCAGCGGGTACTTCAGGTGCGAATGGTTCAAGTGGTTCAAGCGGAACGAGTGGCTCTTCAGGAAGTGCAGGTTCAACAGGTTCGAGCGGTTCTACGGGTACATCAGGCTCAAGCGGCTCAAGTGGAACGAGCGGCTCTTCAGGAAGTGCAGGTTCAACAGGTTCGAGCGGTTCTACGGGTACATCAGGCTCAAGTGGCTCAAGTGGAAACACGGGTGCTGCGGGTTCATCAGGAACTTCGGGTTCTTCAGGAAGCGCAGGGTCAAGTGGTTCTACGGGTTCAAGCGGAACGAGCGGCTCATCAGGTAGCGCAGGCTCTACGGGTTCAAGCGGGTCTACGGGTACTTCAGGCTCAAGCGGCTCAAGCGGAAATACGGGTGCGGCAGGTTCTTCAGGAACGAGCGGCTCATCAGGTAGCGCAGGCTCTACGGGTTCTTCGGGTTCATCAGGAACTGCGGGTTCTTCAGGTACGTCAGGTACAAGAGGTTCATCAGGCTCAAGTGGTTCTACGGGTTCAAGCGGCTCTACAGGTACGTCAGGCTCAAGCGGTTCAAGTGGAAACACGGGTGCGGCAGGTTCTTCAGGAACGAGCGGCTCATCAGGAAGCGCGGGTTCTACGGGTTCTTCAGGTTCTACGGGAACTTCGGGTTCGAGCGGTTCAAGTGGAAACACGGGTGCGGCAGGTTCTTCAGGAACATCGGGCTCAAGCGGTTCGAGCGGTTCAAGTGGAAACACAGGTGCGGCAGGTTCTTCAGGAACATCGGGCTCAAGCGGGTCAAGCGGAAACACGGGTGCAGCGGGTTCTTCAGGTACTTCGGGCTCAAGCGGTTCAAGTGGAAACACAGGTGCGGCAGGTTCTTCAGGAACTTCGGGTTCGAGTGGAAACACAGGTGCAGCAGGTTCATCAGGAACATCGGGCTCAAGTGGAAACACGGGTGCTGCAGGTTCTTCAGGTACTTCGGGCTCAAGTGGAAACACAGGTGCAGCAGGTTCTTCAGGCACAAGTGGTGTTAGTGGTGCAGCGGGTTCTTCAGGCACAAGCGGTGTCAATGGTGCGGCAGGTTCTTCAGGAACTTCGGGCGCGAATGGTGCGGCAGGGTCATCGGGTACGTCAGGAACAAGAGGTTCTTCAGGAACATCAGGTGCAAACGGTGCGAACGGTTCATCGGGTACAAGCGGTGTCAATGGTGCGGCAGGTTCTTCAGGAACTTCGGGCGCGAATGGTGCGGCAGGGTCATCGGGTACGTCAGGAACAAGAGGTTCTTCAGGAACATCAGGTGCAAACGGTGCGAACGGTTCATCGGGTACAAGCGGTGCAAACGGTGCAGCGGGTTCTTCAGGAACGTCAGGCTCAAGTGGTAATACAGGTGCTGCAGGTTCTTCAGGTACGAGCGGTACGAGCGTAGCCGTGAGCGGTACAACAAACAGAATCGTTAAGTTTACGGCATCTACGACCATAGGTAACGCAAACGCGTCCGACGATGGAACGACATTCGAAGTCTTGAATACAGTTGGATTTAAGGCGGCCAAGTCGTTAGCAGTAGGTGCTTTGTCACCGTCAGCAACCACAGGTCGAATTGATGCTTCAAACGACATCGTAGCGTTCTCTACATCAGACAAACGCTTCAAAGAAAACGTGAAGCGAATTGAAAACGCCCTCGAGAAAATCAAGACAATCGGTGGATACTCATTCGATTGGCGCGAGGAAGGCTTCGAGGCTCACGGATTCAAGGGAAGTGATGTCGGAGTAATCGCGCAAGAAATCGAGTCAGTGTTGCCCGAAATCGTGAAGGTAAAAGCAAACGGATTCAAGGGTGTACGTTATGAAAAAATCATCGCCTTGGTAATTGAAGCAATCAAGGAGTTGGATGATAAAGTGGAAAAACTAAAAAACAATCAATAATGGCAGTTCCATCATCAAACATAAGTATGACGGCTATCTATCAGGAGGCGAACGCAGGTTCGCCTCCATCAGATTTAGCGGTGAGCGACTTATTCAAAAAATCATATTTTGAAAGTAATGCATTTGGTGGCTCCCTTACATTTAATGCTTGGGGACAATATGGGAATGCGAGTGGAGCAGATAGGATTTATGGATTAAGTGCAAGTGATACCAATAACAATTTCAATCAGTTTGCGTCAAAAGTTTATTATATGGATAATTCAACTTATGCAAACTATGTAGATATTATTAATAATTTGAGTCCCCCCGCTCCCCCCGCGCCTCCTTTTGATAATGACATTGATGTATTTTGTAGATTATATGATTCTACAGGTACACATATTTATAGTTCATTTTTCCAAAGCGTATTTGCAGGTGGAAGTGTATCGCAAATATTCAGTAATACCACTGAACCGATTTTGGCAGTAGCATATTGGGAGGTTCAGTTTCAGCCTGTCAGTGGAAGTTTTGGTGGTACAACTTGTAATATTGGCATCAATAATACAAGTGTAGTAAGTGGTGGAACTATTAATGCAACAGGTATTACAACTTTTGATTTCAGCACTTTAGGAAGCGTAGCAGTAGGCTCAAGTTCGTCAGGGTATATTGGTACTTACTTTGATATTAGTATTGGTTGATTAAATTTGTACAAAATTAAATATGTAATTATGGAAAAAATATTATTAACCGAAGAGGAATTAAATGAAAGCAGAATCATTAGCCAAATTCAGACCGATTTGAATTCACACGTAACAAAGTTTACAAGAGAAATAGAATCGCTAAAATTGAAACGTAAATACGCCCTTGAAGAATTGAATGAATTGGATGAAAAAAACAAAGTCTTTTTTAAGGGAATCACCAACAAATATGGGTATGTTAAAATAAACCTTGAAACAGGCGAAGTAACCCCAATAGATGAAAAATGATAGTTGTTTTTTATGGTAAAAGAAACTCAGGAAAGACAACACTGTGTCGTGAGTTTTACGGTTGGGTGAAGCAAAATTTACCTCTTAGGTGTCACTATTTAGATGCAGATAAACTGCGATTTGTTTATGGGTTAAAAGGGTTTTCAGAACAGACGGAAAGGGCTTTAATACAAAAAGCGATGGAAATATCGCGTTATGAGGAAAGTTTAAATGACGTTGTTTTGATTAGTATTTCTTTTGCATATAAAGACCAAAGAGCAATATTCGAAGAAAACAAAGGGATTTTATGGGTTCCGTTAACACACGATGAGTCTAAAAGACCTACCAATAAAAAAGAATTTGAAAATCCTGAATTTGAAAAATTAGAGAATGAAATTAACACATCTGAAAATGATGTTAAATCGGCATTGAATATGGTAATTCAACGCTACAAAGATTTTTGTGTAACTTCGCAATATAAGGGGAAATGACAACTCAACAGCAACAAAGCGCAATGATTGAAAAATGGGTAAATCGCATACTTCTTGGAATATGCGCATTTTTCTGTGCTCAATTATTTGCGGATATGAAAACTCAACGTCAGGACATAGAAGAAGTGAAATTGAGTAATGCGAGAATTGAAACGGAAATAAAGTACATCAGAGAAATGGTGGAGCCGTATCGAAATAATAAAATAGTTAACAATTAAAAAATTATGCCAATACCTGTAGCAATAGCGGCAGCATTAATCACAACGGCAGGTAGTACGGCTGTAGGTGGTTTAGATGTTGTCTCAAAACGAAAACTTGAAAAAAACCTTGCTAAATTAAACGCTGCGGAGGCAGAGGCTCTTCAAAAGCAATTAGCAAAAGAAAAGGACGCTCAAACCAAATTGATTTTATTGCAGGATGCTGCGGATAAAGCGCAAAAAAGGAGCACGACGAATATAATTATTGGCTCTACAATAGGTTTAATCGGCCTCATTGCTGCAATTATCGTGTTTAAAAAGAAAAAATGATGGAGTTTTCAAAAGAAGTAAAAAACGCTGTAATTATTGCAGTTGCGACAATTACTTTATATATGTTGTTAAAACCTAAAAAGAATGGTATAAGTAAGCCTATGAAGGCTACTAAAGATGAATTGAGTCAAAAACAAAACGCCCGAACTATTTTGGATGCTTACTTAAACGCGGTTGATGCAAAAGAATCACCAACAGCATTGCAGAAGTTGAATTCAATTTTTGCAGATGAATATTCGATGAAGGTATTTAAAACCAAAAGTGGTAGTTATGTTGCAAGGACTTTAGATGGTAAAGATGTATTGGTAGCAAAATAATGGCCACGTTCTCTCCAATCATAACGGTTTATCCTAATGACGCAGTAAGAGTTACGAGCGTTTCGGATTTGACTTATGAAACGGTGAACGCAAGTGTTGGAACAGGATACTATTACGATTTTAAAAATTTTTATCAGTATTCAACATCCTTAGAACAATTAATTGAACCAATCTACTTGCTCAAATTTAGTAAACAGGGGGACCGAAATGTTTACTATTTGAATAATACGATTGACCCATATCAAAAATCATCGGCATTGTCTGTAGATGCTGAATATCTTGATTATAGATTTGACTCTAACAATGCATTCATACCACGAATACTTGCAAACACATCATTATTTTACCGCTTTGATATTCAAGAACTTAGTAATGAAGATTTTTTGACTAAAGGTGAAAGTAATTTTGGATTGATTGATTTTTACGAAAACTACGAAATAGACTTCTGATGCCCGCCAAAAAAATCATATTGAACATAGAAAATCATACGCCCTATCCTGCGTTAATTTCTATTTTAGGTGGACTTCAAGACCCAAACCAATATAATGTGAATTCCGCAACGGAATACTTATATGATATTGGAAACTTTAATTGGAATAACTCAAGTACTTGGACAATACAGTTTAAACGAGTTGGAGCAGCAAACTTCAGTATCAAACAAGGTTCTACAGGTGGTAATCCACAACAATTTTTAATAGCCCTTAATCTTTCGTCTTTGGGTTTATTTAACTATATCAAAATCAGTGCAAACATTTCGTTGATTTACACTTTCAACGATTATTACGAGTTTGGTCAACTTACATTAAACTAAAAACCACCCCGAAAGGTGGTTTACAGTCTGAAGGAACAGTCACTTCTCAATAGAATCTTTAAAATCGTCGAATTCAAAATACTTTTATATTTTGCAACAACGACACGAATTTAAACTCAATCCTCTGTATATGCAAGTTTTGCATATAGTCCCTTTTTCGTAGGCTTTTTGTCATTTACAATAATAACCCTTTCTTCATCATCGAGAGTCAAAACTGCACCACCCTCAACTTGGTCATCAAAACTTAACGCTCTTGAACCTAAGGAATCTTTTGGCAACAGTTTCGACAATTGTTTCAGGACGATTTTTTTAAGCATCCAAAATTGACTGTCTTTTGCATCATTGAAATACAATTCATTCCTGTTTGGTAAATTGGCAACAATAGTTTCTAATTCTTTTTTTGACATCACCTTAAAAACCTTTTCTTCATCGCGGGTTTTTACCATTGCGTAAATGTGAGTAAGCGAAATGGATGTTCTCAAATCGTCTTTGGGTTTATGTCGTAAAATTGGCTCAAGTCCAAGTTCATAATCAAATTCATCCGCTTCGTGCACAGACTCGCACCAAATCGTTTTTACGCCATTATTTCGCATCAGGAGTGTAATCACACCTTTGTATCCCAAAATAGGCTTAATATGCCCCTTATAAGGCAAAAAGAAGAACTCTCCAACAGAAGGATTGGGACTCAATCCTAATTCTGCGCAATGAATGATTGCCGCAAATAGGTTGCGTGGATTTTTTTGGAAGGCAAAGAGCATTTCTTCATTTCTTCTGACTTCAGTTAAAACGACCTGTTTAAATTGCGCAGGTGAAATCGAATGACTTTTTAACAAATCAACCAACACCTTTTGTTCAAAGGTGTCAAGTTGTATGCTGAATTTAGTTAGTAGTGCGTTATCCATTTTTATATTATTGCGATTGTAAAATACTAAGAGCCTCTTTCATTAGTCTGACTTTCTTTAAGTCATCCTGTGTGTACCCGTGAATGTCAAGGATGCGATTAAATGTTGTCATTTTTTGCTTCAGAATGTCAATTGAATCGGACAATGATTCATTTACAAGCAACTCATTTACAATTTGTGTGGCTTCTTTACAATCAGGGAAAGGAATAAAATTTTCGTTCATTATGGCTTGGGATTAATATCAATGAGTGATTTTTGACCGATGTGAATGAATAAATTGTCTTTGGTTAAAATCTGTTGCCTGTTTGGATATTCATCCGCAAATGTCAATTCCCATCCGTGGTCTTTGTGAAATATTTTATTCTCGAAAACACGTCTGCGAAAAATTGAAGGATTGTTACCATAGTTGTTCATTTTAACTTCTTGCCATTTTAAAAATCCATTTTGCATTTCGTAAAAGTGCCTGTAATCTTTAGGGAAAGGGTTTTTCCAATAATATTCGTTCACAGAAGTTTCGGCTTTAATTTCATCCGTCTGAATATCAAATACCTGTGAAAACATAATTTGGTCAAATGCGGAATGCTTTTTCAAATAGTTAATGTGTTTACCCAAATCAAGAGGTCTTACGGATTCCCAATCATCTTCAAGTAAAAATACAAACTCACTTGGACCCATCAAATGTTTAATCATATTGAATTTGTCAACGTAATCAAATTGACCATTATTGTTGAAAGTAATCAAATGGGCTTTTTCACCAAACAAGGCATCCAAATATAATTCCATTTTATATCGCTCTTCAGAAGTACTTCGGTCATCTAAAACCCAAACTTCATTGAACATTGTACGGTAGTTTGGATTGTGTTTTTGTAGCGATTTGAGAGTCCGCATAAAGTAATCAAAACGTCTCCCTGAAGAAATTATCAAGTTAGGGGCAACGTGAGGCTCATAATTAATGTAATAGCCATATTCGTCATCTCCGAATAATAACTTCAAATTTGGGTATCGGCTTGCCATTATTTCGGGTGTTAAATCGGGCTGATGGTGTGTCTCATAAATATTGCCTTCATATTCACCTTGTTCATCTAAATAAGGAACAGCAACTAAACATTTGATGTTGTACGTCTCGATTTGACCCATCAATAATGTTGCATCAGATGGCGTAAGATGTTCAAGTACATCTCCCAAAATAAGATAATCATACATTAAAATATTGACTGTCATAATGTTTTGCTGATAAATGGTATTATATTTAGAAGCAAGGTTAAATTGAGCAATGTAAGGGTCCCAAATTTCAACAGCATCCATTGGGATTTTTAAAAGGTCTGCATAAGTCCCTGAACCCGCTCCAACATCAAGGACGCGGGGATTTGAGGTGTTTTGGAGTTCTAAGAGGATGTGCTCTCGAACATTGTGCTTGAATTTATTGTATGAGTATGGCATATTAGTAAAACACTTGTTTAATTTTGGGTAACAGGGCGCGTTGAGGGCAAGTCTCGTTTAAATGACATTTGTTGCATCTTTTCATCTCAGGATATGCTTTCCATCCATTTGCTGATTTGATTTCTCTTTTAAGTGCTTGAGAGACATTTTTCACCCCTTCTAAATGCTCCATCTCCTTGCTTGGGTCTACCAACACTTCAAAAATGCGAACATCCATTGGGTCTTTGGTATTGAATACAAAAAAGTAAAAAGGCACATCCGTGGTTTTAAATTTTTCTTTAGCAATAATTTTGTAATGAACTGCCTGAGTCAAAATCTTTTCCTTTTGCTCAAGGAAGTCTTCGTGCCAACCCATTTCATTCCATTTGTCATCTACCAAGCCCGAATATTTCAAATCGATGATACACTTCTTTCCATTCCACTTTGCAATAATATCGGTTGTGCAAGACATATTCAATTTTGAACTCACCAATTTCTTTCCAAAACTGAGAATTTTGATGTTCATCGCTTTGAAAATTGCTTTGCAAAAAATCGAACTTTGAAATGCTCTTTCGTAATCTTCTGAAAGTTTTTCTTTTGCGGTTCCTTTGTACACTTTATCGGGCTCAGGCGGTGTTCCATCACCATAAGCGGGAAGTCCTCCCGTGGCCATATATTCGAAATATTGACCAAGTTTCATTGCTTTAGTGGGTGTAGATTGAATACCGTCGAGGTATTTTGCTTTCACAACTAAGCCACACTCTTCCTTTACCTTGTATTCGGCAAAAGATTTCATAAAGGATTGACTAATTTTCATTTGGGTTATGTTTTAAAAAATAAGTTTTGAAAAATGAATCGCTTACGCTCATTTGTACTAAAATCAGATTGCTCCAATTAATTGCAGCGTAGAATTTGCCGTCTTTTTTTCGGAGCAGTACATCAAAACGTCGGCATACAAAATATTTGTTCTCTTCTGTCGCTGACAGGGCTTTGGTAAAATACTCTTCTACGGTGTTTTCCATAAGGGTAAAATATCAATTAGGGTTTGCCCCTGATTCAATACATAGCAATTTGATTCCCGTTGACGTTCAATCAACCAATCGTCCCAATTGTCCATTACAAGTGTTATCAAACTTTGGGGTGATTCACGTTGTTGCATTCTTTTGTAATATTCTTTTTTACAATTCAATGCAGGAATTACAATTGTAAAATCTATGTAGTTTTGCTGCATACACTCACGAACATTTTCGTGACTACTCACAAACACGAAATCAAGAAAATCGTGCTTAATTTGAAATTTAATGTGGTCAATATAGTTTTGTGGGAAAGCAGGATTTGGTATTCTTGCCCCATTATCCGTTTTAAGGAAATCGCCATTAGGGTCCGTAAGCCAATTCCATTGACTTGAATCACAGTCAACACACATAAAATTGGAATTGCGAGCCGCATAGGTCTTTCCAATCGCGGGAAATCCTGATATTATTTTTGTAGCCATAAAAAATTACGGGTGTTAAAACCGATTTGATAATTTACTTCTTGATTAAATTTTGGGCGATTTTGCTCAATAAATTCAACTTCAAGTTGTTTGACATACACATCAAGCCATTCGCGTGCTTGAGAAGGAGTCTCAAAACTGCGGGATGGCTGTTTAATAAGAGGCAACCATAACAGATTAAAAATTCTTCTGTCAATCACGTACCCCCCTTGCGAAAATTCGCGAATTCGGAATTGTAGTTTTTTTGTTTTCATATGTTAGTTGTTTTTTTGGACCAACCCCTTCCATTCCACATCACTTGACCCGTTTTTGTTTCTTTAACGCTCACATCAATCACAAGAGTCTCAGAAGTCTCTCTAACCAAATTTGTCAATATATAACCTTTGTCTTTAAAATGGTCATCGTTACATACTTTTTCAAGGACCGCTCTTGCACTGTGCTTATTATGCGCCTCTACGCTTATTGGCTTGTCGATGTCAAGGAAATAATACTTGTAGATTTTCATTAACTTCGAAGTGATTTACTGTAATGGTAAGTCGTGTGAAAAGGGGGAGTTTTGCCAACTTACTCCCCTTTTATTATTTTCCGTAACCCAAATCTTTTTTTACCACCCTTGTGTGTTTTTGACGCGATAACCATTGCTCTCCGCGCAAATTAGGATTCTCTTCTTGAACCTTTTGCCATTGGCGGGCAATAGATGCTTGGTGGTCAAATTTTCCATCAGCATAATGAGTAAAAAACTCGGTTGCGCTTAATGTCTTAAAATCAATTTGATTGGTGGGGCCATTAATATGAAACCAATAGTTGCATATTGTTCGAAGTAAATTGTCACGGAGGGTTGCGTCCGATTCCAATAGAAGTTTTACATTGTGTTTTACGTCACCACGTTTTCCGTTTATTTTAAATGCTTGTGTCATAAGTCAAATGAATCAATATCAAAAAATTGAATATGGTCTTTAATGTTGTCAAAAATTTGTCGGTGGGCTACAGACTCACCGTCTTTGTCACAACCGATTATTAAACCGTTGTTAAAAAATGGTCCATAGACGTTGTCTTTAGCGGCTTGGAATGCAAACGCACCTTTAATATAGCCGTCGCCTTTGACAAGACTTTCCTCGTCAACAAAACAAGTGTCTATATGCGATTTAGATTCAACAGCAGAAACAATTGGTAGGTAAAAACCTTTTTCAATCATTTCGCATTCAAGACCTAACGCATCATACATAGATTGTAGGCCACCTTCGATTTCGATTTCGTAAACCTCTTTGCTTACTACGTCAATTTTGATACATTTCATATTTTTATCTTTTGGGTTTTAAGTTGTTCATCAATATTGAAATCCTTGCAGGTATGACAAATTCCATATTGCAGGAATCGCAACACTTGCCTAATACGTTTAATGGAAACGAATTGTTTCCGTGGCCCACAAATAGCACGTGGCAAATAGGGCATTTTTTTAGAGAGTTTCCCATTGTTTTCGATTTTTACAATTCAATATTACAAACAAAAACTTATTTTGCAAAATAATTTTTGTGAATGGATTAAAATTTTATTGAAAAGGGTAAAAAGTCGGGTTGAGGCTCCAAATACTTTTTCAATTCGTTGTAAATAACGATTGCCGTAAGTCTATCAGAGGCCATTTTTTTGCCTTTGAAAAATAACGATGCTTCTTCTTTTACGGTGTCGATGCATCCAAAACAATAAGTTCTTTTAGATACAGGTGATGCATTCAATTGATAAGGTTGCAGTACAGCAAACTCTTGTCCACTTTCTTCGTATTTGTAGTAATTAAAGAAATACCCATTCAATCTTATTTCCTTCGCAACTGAGTCATTAAATATCAGTCGGTTTCTCTCTACTACATTCTTACCATCATTTGTAAGGTAGTCCAACATTGTTGCTCGGTCCAAAACCTTTTCGAAACGCATAGGTGTAAGTTGTAAATTCATATTTTTTAATATTCTAACTGTTTATAAGAAAATTGCTCGGCATCCAAGTACTCGTACACTTTACGACGATTATCTGCGGTGTCTCGGTAATAAATGCAATCAGTTCGGTAAGCCTCAAAATCATTACCAAGTATTTCTGCAATCGATGACATCATTTCAAAGCATTTGTACCTGATACCACGGTACAGCAGATTAATTCTTGGGTCTTCACATTCAATAATAATAGGTTTGTTTTGCTTGACACCATTTTGAAATTCCTGATAAGCAACGCTTCTGCCTAAAACTGCAAGTGCAGCCAATCGAATTACTTTCCAATCGTTTCCTTGCGCTTTATTAAAAGTGTTGTCGCTGATGATTCCAAGTTTATGTGCAATTACCCAATATGCACTATTGATATCGGTCCCCGTGATAACCCCATAGGAAGCATCGTAATCATAATTGGTTTGGTTTACAGGATATTTATCGGGAACCGTCCAATTTGGATTTTGCTTCAAAAACTTTATAGCATCATTTTTCACCAACTTGAATATGAACAACTTGTTTGCAGGGAAACTTTTTGTGTCTCGACTTTTGTAAATCGTTTCAACACCCTGATAAACAATCTGAGTCATAAACTTAGTTTCGCGGTAAATGAAATTTTCACCCATTTTTACCAAACGATTCATCACCGATTTGGGATTTGCACTTGGTTGAAAACGACTTTCAATAATGCCAAAGGTTTCGCTCTTTTTTGCCATTGTGATTTACGAAATTAAGCAAACAAATATTATTTTCAAAAATAATTTATCAAACTTGTCCACCACGTTTGAATTTTTCAATAGCGGCTGTTGTTTGAGCAATAATTGTTGCCCGTTCTGCCAAGAATTCTTTCTTGGTCAAAACCTTCGAATCAAAAAGTGCTTTTGAATCAGCCAACAAACGCTCTTGACGGTCAAGTGCTTTTTGAATATTTTCCGCACGACGCTTGTCAAATTTAGGTTCGGCTTTTACCTTAGGTTCTTTTTTGACTTCCTCCTCTTTTGGAGCAACTTTTTTTGTCGGTCTCTCTCTTCCACGAATGTCCTTTTTACGAGCCTTTTCCCTTTTTTGTTTTCCAAGTTCTTTTCTACGTTTGACAATCTCCCTACGTCGCGCCCTACGTTCTTCCAAAGTTTCTTCAGACAAAACCATTGGTTGCGCCTCTTCAAAAGTCTCAGAAGGCGGTACCTGTTGTCCACCGACAAAAAGAGTGAATTGAATGAAATAAGAATCGGGCCGTCCATCGTCTTGCATATTTGGCCTAACCCGAACTTCTCCCTCCCAATATGGCTCCGACTCATTCTCGGGCATTTCCCCCTGAATATAATCGCGAACACTTTCAATGATGTCATTTAACCCACTACCCTCATATGTGTATTCGCTTAATTCTATAATACCTGTGCTACCGTACTCTCCCGCATTGACTTCAAATCGTAAATTTTTACCTCCTGTTTCAGCGGTTAAATCCACGTCAATAAAATTGTCCAAATCAAACCAAAACACACCACTCAAAAGAGTGACGGGAATACTCAATGGATTGACAAAATCACCGACGTTAATTACACCTGAACCTGTTAAGGCACGGTCAACTGATTCACGGATGTCGGCAACTTTAACTTCACGGCTACTAAGCCCTTTATACTCGGGATAGATTTTTTCTTTAATAAAGGCGGTCAGGTCTTTTCCCTTTAAAGGTTTTTCCTGTTTTTCAAGTTCTTTAGAAACTGTTTTTCGAACCTTTTGATAAAGTCTCGAGGCCCGCGCAATCTTTTTGCGAGTTGCTTGGGTTACTTTTTTTTTCTTGTTAGCCATTGGTGAAGGGATGCGAAGTTATAGTTTGTTGTATATGCGAGCAAATAATTTTTTACACCATCGTGTTATACCCTGTGTTTATGAGGGTTTGTGCTCTAATATACCTTGCTCATTTATATCGACATCAACAAGCATTATTACCAATCGTTTTGCAGGGTTTTCCGTGTCTTGAAATACTACGGGCCTGTTTTTGGAAAACAATAAACTGACTGACATATCCTTTGGATTGCTTATCGTGTCCGTCCAAGGGTTTGACATTACTTCGAAAAATTCTTCGTTACCAAGTGTGATTTTAAATGCGGTGTGTTTCATATTATGTATTTTTGCGTGTTATCCATTGTGATTAAGGGGTGGCCTTCGCTCAATTTGGCTGCCCCTTTTCGATACAAAGATGTATTGAATTTCAAATCATCACCCGCACATTTTAGCCAACGCATACTTTTCTTTGTAAATGTTATATTTGTAAGTAAATGAAAGTGAATAAATTTACCCTCATTCTGATTTCTGCCTTTACGGTAGGGATTCTTTATGCTTTGGGGAAAAGCCCTAAAAAATTCAATCCGCTTGGTAAAAAGGCGGTTTTTGTAGGGGATTCACATACTGCAGGTTATGGATGGGGATGGCAAGACTCTCTTGCAAAAAAATATGGTTTTACCATTCAACAGAATCTTAGTAAAGGTGGTTTAAGAACTGACCAATTGTTGCCCATTTTAGAAAAGTATTTGAAGGAGACCAAATCAACTCCTGATATTTTATTCATCTACGCAGGTGCTAATGACAATTTCAGTTTGGTTCAAAATCAGAAAGCAACTGAAAACATACAAAAAATGGTGGGTGCAGGACGTGATGCAGGCATTGACAATATTTATGTGATTTCAGGATACAGGTCGAGCAAAGTCATTTATGATTTGAAACGGTATGGGGATTACATCCAAAAGAGTGATGCGTTTAAAGAAGGTCTGAGTAAAAATATCAAAAAGGCTGTTGTAGTTCCAATTTGGGAAGAAGCAGATTTTAAAATGAGCACTGATTCCTTGCATTTAATTCAATCGGCCCAAACCAAATTTGCAGATTACATTGGGACCCAAATTTTTAAAAATACAAAATGAAATTGACCGAGACCCAAAAGAAAATTATTTTGATTGTAGCCGCTCTGTTTGGGGTGGTTATTGCCGTAAATCTCACAGCGGCTCCATCGAATAAAAAGGCAAAAAGCAAGTGGAGGTTTTCAAAGTATCCTTTGCTTTGGGATATAGTTTTACGTGGTGAAGCAAAAACGTGGAATGATTATAATTTTTACAATAGCAAAGGTTTAAACTCACGTGTCAATGCTAAAAACACACAACCTTTCACAGATAAATTATTGACGCAAATGACAATTGGAAAGGTTATTCAATATCAGTCTATGTCAAGGTCAGGAATAGGTCAATTATGGGCAACAGGACACTTTCAAATTATACCAACAACCCTTAAAGGTTATTATGGTAAGGCGGGTTTAAATTTAGATTCCATTTATAACGAGGCCAATCAGACTAAAATTGCAGATGCATTGATTGATGCAGAATCCACATTGCCAAAATATTTGAATGGAAAAATTGCTGATACGGATGCTAATTTGAAAAAAGCCGCGGTTGATATAGCGACGGTATGGTCAAGTTTAGGTGTGCCTTATGGACTGACAAACTATAAAGGGGTTTATCGTCCATATAATGCCTCGTATTATGCGGGAGATAAAGCAAGCGTAGATACTGAGTTGGTTCAAAAAGTTTTACGCGAACAGAGAAAAGCGATAGTAAAATAAAATTACGTTCTCGGTGGCGGTTCCGAAGGATGGGTTTAGTATATAAGAAGGGCAACATTAATTTGTTGCCCATTTTGTTAATCGAAATCAGTCATAATAAATATTGGATAATCAATATCATCCCTTAAAGAGCCCAATACGTTGAAATCAAAGTGTTCAACAGCCTCCTCTTCGGTCATACCATCATCTTCAATTAATACTTTAATTGCTAAGTAGTAATCATAAATCAAACGATAATTTTTTACGTCAACTCCAATGACAGCCTTGTCAAAACCATCGGCCTTGAGGAATTCCACATCGGGATACATCTCAAGAATTTGTTCTAATTTGTTTTCCATACAGCGTAATTTTGATGTAAATTAAATGAAAATAAATGATTAATTCATTAATTATATTTGTATTATGAACAAAAAACAAATCATACTCTTGGCAGCAACTGCTACAGGATTGTACTTGGTACTAAGAGGATTGAAAAAAAATACACCAAAAGGCGCGGGTGAAGAATTCAAAAATGCAGTAGGCGATATGCTTAATAATGCAAAATCTTTCGGTCAGAGAGCAAATGCTACGCGATGTGAAACCAATCTTGAGCGTTTAGGCCGATTATTTCCCAATACAGACCAATACAATGAACAAGTAGGTTTGGCATATCAGAGACAGGGTTCTAATTTTACGAATTGGGCACAATCGGATGCGAAGCCTTGTTTTGTAGTTGGTGCAGACCAAGGTGGACTGCAAAGCGGTTTAAAGGGAGTTGCTCCTAAATCACCGTTATTTGGAAATGCAGGTAAATTACAAAAATTTAAAAAATCATCGTACAATAATTACATCGGTTCCGATGGTCAGGGGGTATATTTCAATGCAAATGGACCAATGTCATTAGAAAATCTTGTGCGTTCATATAAAAGACCATAATTATGAGTTTCGACAATTTAAAAAAGAACACAACAGCAATAGTTGCAATAATTATTCTAACACTGAGTTATGCTATTTTGTTTAGCATAATTTTTTGGGATTTCCCAACAGACCAAAAAGATATTTACTTCACCATTGCAGGTGGGGTAACTTCAATTGTTACTATGGTGGTTTCCTTTTACTTTGGAGCCTCTAAAAATCAAAACGAAGAAAATTAAATCATAATATATTATGGTATTTAGTAAAGAAAAAATAGAAAAAACTTTAAAAAGTAAAGATTACGTTTTTTTTGAAAACGGAGAGTTAAATATCAATATCGTCGGTATTAGAAATTCGGCAACGGGTAAAAGAGTCACCAATTTATTTGATGATTGGATGACCATTTCATATCAAGAAAATGGAGAATGGAAATATTTTGAATGGCCTTGTACTGTAGACAATGGCGATGGTAGTGCGCGTCTCGTAGAGGGACAATATCGTGGTTGCTTTACAATCGGTCTACATCAGGGTAAATACACGGCATTAAAGCAATGTAAACCTTTAAAAGTCTATCGTGATTGGAATTTGAAAGACGGTACGTATGACGAGAGTAAAATTTACAACGATGTTGCAGGATTAAATATCCATAAGGCAGGTTTAAACAGTCAGCAAGTCAACAATTGGAGTGAAGGTTGCCAAGTTTTCAAAATGTCACCCGATTTTGATGCGTTTATGAAAATTGTGTTACAATCTTCCTCAATACACGGGAAAATTTTTACTTACACCCTTATCAATAGCAATGATATTGCAACTGCAAACCCTCCAATAGTTTAAATTATGACAGCGGCAAAAAAAGTAAGTGCTAACACCTTGCCTGTTAGTTTTGACCAATTTAGAAAAAATCCTGTGGCTGCGGTAGCATTTTGTATGCTTGCGGCAGTGGGTTATCTTTATTATGATTTGAGAGATGGTTATAAAGACCAAATTGACTCTTCAAACAAGAAAATTGATAATTTGGATGTAAAAATTGACAAATTAGGAAACGCATTAAAGAAATCTGATTCTGCATTAAGTGCAGCAATCACGGAATTAAGAATTATTAATACAATGAAAAAATTATGAAAAAACCATTATTGATTTTTGCAATATTATTCATATTGTTGGAAATAGTTACACCTTTAGGGGCCATCAATCAGCCTAATGTTGATGATATTGAGTTGATGCTTAAAAAAATTGAAAACAATTTAAAAAGTGCGTCTCAAGTCACTTCTTTGGCTAAAGCAAATGGTGAAAAATTGGTTGAGAGTAAAGTCCAAGAAAAAAATGAATTGAAACAAAGTGTTCAGGCATTATCTGAGAAAGTAGAAATATTTGCGGTCAAAATGACTGAGGCGGGTATTGATACTTCTGTAAATACCGATAAATCCGATGATTTTCATTATGAAGGGCCATTATATGAGGAATGGCTTGAATATCAGAAGAATGGTGGTGAATCAGATTTTGAATACTACAGATTATACAAGAAATGAGATTTATTAAAGCAATCTTTATCGTATTAGTGTTAACGGGTTGCTCCGCTAAATGGCATTTAAATCAAGCAATCAAAAAGAATCCCGCTATGGCGCAAATTAGCGTTTACGGGATTGATACTATTTTTGTTAGAGACAGTGTTGTAATGACGGATACTTTTACAACGAAAGAAGTTGATACTTTAACTTTGACCAAAGATGGAGTTACAACCATTATTTATCGAGACCACGATGTTATTCGTGTTAAAACCATTGTAAAGGCTGATACCATTCGTTATACCAAGACTATTACTCTTCCTCCACAAATAAAATTCGTAGAGAGAAAAAAAGGAATGGAAAAGTATGCTCCTTACTTGGGCATTTTACTGCTCATTCTTTTGATGATATCAATATTAAAAAATTCAAGGAGAGGTTAAATATGGCTTTGATAAAAGGAAAAGATTATTTTGTCATTGGAAATTTGGGCAAGTTTCAAAGGGAACCTGTTAGACAATGGATGAAAGAAAATAACAAAGTCAGCCCTGTAGTTGCTGAGGAGGCTATTTCCGCAAATGATTACAGGACGTGGATAAAGACTCAAATATGGCCAATTGGACCAAAGTAAACCTATAGGTTAATAATTTTTGTTCGTTTGCAACTCAAAGGTTTATTAAATTTGCAGATAGCGGGGAAGTGTAGTGGTTGCATTCTTGGCTCATAACCAAGAGGAAGTAGGTTCGATTCCTACCCCCGCTCCTAAATTACAAATATGGAACTTGAAAAATATGTGTATCCCGAAAATCACGGTGAATTGGCAGAATCTTTTTATGATGAAATTTATCACGGACACGAGTACGACAGGTACTTCAAAATAAATAAATACGACACGATTATTGATTGCGGAGCGTTCATAGGAATGTTTACCAATTATGCTATCACGCAAGGCGCGATGCGTATTATCACCGTTGAATGTGAAACCCCATATTACAATTGCTTAATTAAAAACGTCAGCAACATCAGAGTTGAAACTCTTTTTGCAAAAGTGTCTCAAGAAAATATACCAAGTGATAATCCCAAGGTTCCACCTTCAATTACAATTGAAGAAATTATGAATCAAAAGAACTTACCTAAAGTCGATATGGTAAAAATGGATATTGAGGGTGCAGAATGGGGTGTTTTAATTAATATGGACGATGATGTTATGAAGAGGGTGGATAAGTGGGCTATTGAAGTTCATTTGGATTGGAGTCAAAACGATACAGTTTGGGCAGGTCACGGTAGAGACTTTGATGGGCACCTTTTAAGCAAACTTGTATTCGTGATGGAAAAGTTCTCTAAGAATGGCTTTAAAGTCAATTACGAGCAGATACACAAAGATTGCAGGCTTGCAATGTTGTATGCGTACAAATAGGGTTAGTATTTGTTTCGCGAAAATGGAGCCCTGAGGGGCTCTTTTTTTGTTTAAGGGGTACTTGTAC